GTGGTCTCCTTTCGGACGAATCTTTGAAACATTAAATCCGACACCTCCCCCCGCACAGGAGATTCTATACATATCTTGGACGGTCTTCCCGATAGAATCCACGCTGTCTTCTGGGTTAATGACGTAACAATTAAGCAGGTTATGATGACCCCTATTACGACCAGCACCATAAATAATCCTCCCGCCAGGGATAAAGTCTCCAGAACCGATAGCTTCATAGAATGATTTTTCAACTTTTTCTTTCTCCTCATCTCTCTCTGCGGATGCCACAGTTTTAGCAATAACCTTAGCCCGTTCAGACCACTTGGTTTCTCCAGGGTAAGCATACCGAGATTCAAAAATTTCCTGCCCTAGTTCGTTTAGATTTGCGTTTGCCATATTATGCCTTAATTTTAGAGATACCTTTGTGTTTAATAATAGTGACTCGTTTGGAGGAATCCAAAAGAGTTTTCAAATGTTTATTATGAGTTATAATAAAAATAGTTTTATTCTTTTTAATTTCTTGAAGAAGTTGAAACAACCCCTGCACTCCTTCTTCATCTATGTTTTCTGCTACCTCATCAAAGAATAACAAATCTACATGAGATTTATCCGTAAGCAGAAGAAGATCTTTTAAACCCAACATGATAGCTAGGTTTACTTTTCTCTTCTCTCCACCCGACAAAGATATATACGAAAGAAGCCTCCCACTTGTCTCAATTTTTTCGGTTAATTCTTGATCAAATTCTACAGAATATTTAGAATTTGTTAAATATGATACATAATAATTACACCTTTCATTAAAGTACTCTAAAACATTATTTATTATATATTTAATAACTCCTTGTTCGGAAAATGCCTTCTCCCAGAACCTCATTACCTCGTACTGTAGTTTACTTTCTTCCTTAGCTTTCTGGGCACAGGCTATGGAATTACTAAACTCTTCTTTAATCGTATTATAATTAGTTTCATCCCTACAAAGTTCTCTATAGTCTAGAAACTGAGCATAGTCCTTGGAGGAAATACTCACCTCCATAATCGTCTCCTGTTGGTGCTTAAGACCTCTCTCTAGTTCTCTCAAGTCTACCTGCTGTATATTAATCTGATTGGTAATACTATCATCAGTCTCCGAAGCTAGTGGCTGATTACAACTCCAACAAGTTCTCTCTTTAAAAGGAGTTTGTAATACCTTCTTAAGTTTCTTAATAGATTGTTGTTTTTTATTTATTCTGTCTTTTAGCTTTGTTATTTGCCACTTAGTGGCTTCTACTTCCTTCTCAGTATTTATTATCTCTTCTAAAGTTAAAGAGGTGGGGTAATCCTCAAACCTACTGTACTGTTCCTTAGCTGTTTCAAGTTTAGTAATTTTAGTATTGAGGAGGTTTATATTCTTTTGGTTCTCTTCTATAACGGCATCTTTAGTCTTAGCATCTTGATAATAAGAGGATTTAAGGGTGCGAATCCTATCCCTCATCTCAAAGATATCATCCAAGTTCAAAAAGTTTCTGATAATAGTTCTCTTATCATCAGCACTACAGTCTAAGAAATTAACATCGTTAGACTGTCCGAAGAACATGGAGGCTAGGAGAACCTTGTGGTTAATATTCAAGAAGGAATCAATAGCAGCCTGTGTAGTTGCAACTGATTGTTGAGTTCTATTCTCCTCCCCCACTAAGAACTTAAGCTTAGTAGGTTTTTTTCTACGAGTGATTACCACATACTGATCGTTGTGGGTAAGATGTACCTCTACCAAACAATGCTTCTTAGCTTGATTATTAACCAAGCTATCTTCTGTACTTTTACGGATAGTCTTACCAGTAAGACCAAAGTAAACAGCTTCAATTAAAACACTCTTGCCTGACCCGTTGGAGCCCTTAGTATCTTTATTAATTCCCTTAATTAAGGTCAGACCACTATAGTCTCCTAAAGAAAATTCTTGGTCTTTAAAAGAATAAAAATTTTGTATCTTAATTTTTTCAATCTTCATCTTGAAGAGACCTATAGCCTTTCATTAAAACTTCTTTAGGAATTATAGAATTAGCTCCATCAACATAGTCTTCAATAATCATCTCATTAATAGAGAACAAGTTTCTCTCAGGCTCATAAGAGGAGACCTCCTCCTCATTAAACACGGGGTTATATTTAACATCAATATAAGGCACCCTCAACTTATCGTATGGAATAGGGTGATGGTCTACGTCCACAAGGATACGGAGCATGGTGAACCACTCTGGGTCATTAATATCCTCCAAGTTATCTTCAATATCCTTGGCAGCATATACTAAGTGACGAGGACCATGATGAAGAGTGCGTAATGTTACTTTATTATCATCTTCTACAATAGCATAAAAACTATCCTTAAAAGCTTCTCCAAAATTTGTAGTGTATGGAGTGCCTAAAATTGTAACATTTTCTTTCTCCAAGTATCCATGAACATGACCCAGAAAAGTAGGAGTACGAAAATCAGACAACTTAATATTAAAATCAGCGTCCCCAACAGAGTTAAGGGAACCATAATAACCGAAGTGACCGTATACTGTATACCCTTCAGGAATTTCTTTAAGCAATTTTTTAATATAATTCTCATCTTCATAGTGAGGAATCCAAGCCCTCCTCCACTGATGGTCTACCTCATACTCGGTAATCACATCAGCATGGTAATTATATAGGCTAAGAGCAGTGATTCCATCATCAGCTTTAGTCTCACTATCATGGTTTCCTCTTAGAACAGTAAGAGGAATATCCTTTTTCTCTAAACAGTCTACAATATCTTTAAGAGCAAGAAGCACCCTAGGAGATGGCTTTCTATACATCATCAGATCTCCCATGATGATAACCTCTTGTGGTCTCTCTTCTTGGATAATTCTAATGATACACTTTCTCTGTGCATCTAACAACCCTTTAGGCTTGTCAGTAAAATGAAGATCAGTTAATAAGAGAATTCGCATAAGGCAGCCCAACTTTCAGGAAAGAGTTCTTCCATAATCTCAGAGATTGCCAAGGCATACTCCTGTGTCTCTTTTTGAGTATGCCTTTCAGTTCTCATATTACACAGATGATACCAACCAAGGAGAGAACCTGTTACTACGGTAGTAGTAAACATAGATTGGGGAAGAAGTATTCTAGCTTGTTCAGGACAAACACCTAGATCTAACATATTAATATAAGCATGGTAAGCAGAATCATAGATATTTTCTAACTCCTTATCTGCCTCAATCGCATCATGATTAGGGAGAAGATCCTTAGAACTACCTTGCTTTACATCAGCGGAAGCTTCTCTCCACTCATCAGTAGAGGGGTGATAAAATACTGGGTCTGAGCTAACATACCTACGAGAAACCTCACTCCAAGAGAATCCTACCTGATGCTTACCTAGCTGACGCAGTACAAATATAGGCGCGACGATGCGTAAAGTACATACAGGATGACGGAAAGGCAGTAAATGTCCATTCGCCGCCAGATAATTAATAAGTTTTGTATCAGTTTTGTGATCATAAAGTTCATGCTCCTTATCAAAAGAACACCTAGCTGCATTTACAACCAGTAAATCTCCATTACAAGTACGGCTCATCAACTCTACCGAACCGTGATGTAGTATGTTTTCTATCTCCATAGGGGTTTTCCATCCTTAAATTCTACGGGTTGGCCGTCACCAAAAGAAGAGCCGACTTCAGCATCAATAGCTAACGGCACATCAAAATGAATATTAAAATTTTCCTTAACAAAGGGGTAGTTTACAAGCTCATCATAGAGAATTTCTAGACATTTTTCAACATGATTAGCTTTACATACAACTTCTATACTATCGTGGACTGTAGCTACTGGGTAAGCTTCCACAGCTTCCTCTCTAAGCCTCCTGTAAGCTCCTAGGAGCCCACATAAGAGGATATCTGATGCGGTGGACTGGATGGTGAAGTTAAGCCCTTGACGGAGCGCACGATTGACCACAGAGAAGTCCCTGGATTCTACGTTAGGGAGGTTTCGTCGTCTCCCAAAAATAGTATACGCATATTTATTAGATTTAATATAATTATTCACGAAATCCATATACTCAAAGATTCCTGGGTACACGTTCTTATAATTAGAAATGATCTTCTTGGCTCTGGGGAGAGAAATACCTGTCGTCTCGGCTAAATTAAACGCTCCTCCCCCATATACAATAAGGAAAGAAACTGCTTTGGAAATTTGCCTCTCCTCTTTAGAGATTTTTTGCTTATTAAATAGCATCCTAGCAGTATAAGTATGAAGATCCTCTCCATTATTAAATGCTGTTTGCATATTACCTTCCTTGGCAATATGAGCTAGAACTCTAAGCTCCATCGCTGCGTAGTCAATAGTAATAAACTTATACCCCTTAGGAGCTACAAACAAACTACGAATATTGTTCTTCGTTTCTCTGGGTAAGGTGTGGAACGAGACCCCCATAGCCTTTTGGGCTGAATACGCCGCACAAGACAACCTACCTGTAGCAGTACCATCAAACCTATAATCTACATAAACCTTCGGTCTCTCATTATACTTAATAGCGTTGGAGGTTCCTTTGATATAGGTCTTCTCCAGCTTTTGAGACTTGCGAAGCTCCAAAAGACCTTTGATAAAGTTTTGCGAATTTCTTAGGTCTTCGGTACTTTTCTCTTGGAGGAGGGCTTGGCTAATCCTTTTACCTTCGTCCCTATAATTCCACTTACCCACGTTTTTCCAGTTCCTCTTCTATCTGTGCTAGTAATAGTTTTAAAGTGGGAGCAGATACGGATGGTGCCCCCTTCCCAGTCCTATCAGGAGGGTACATCTCAAACGCCCCCTCTCTGGTATATAATATCTCAATCAGATCGTTATTTGAAGACAGATTATCAGAAGTTTTTACCTCATCGAAAGAGTATAGGCTATCTTCTTCATTGATATTAGCATCTCTCAATTGTTTTCCCACAACTTTAAGTTGTTTCTCCGAAACATTCATGCCCTTGTACTCCATATCAACAAACATGGGGAGTGCTGGCATGATGAGATTTTCTAGAATCTTATCCATCCCCATCTCTGATAGCTTCTCGCTAATGAGATCAAAGATTTTGAGGGTAAAATACGCATCAGCCGCATTCCCTTCCACGCAATCAGAAAGAGCCATGTTAGCCCAATCAAAAGTCTTAGGATTATTAACTGTAAGCATTTAGTTAACCACATTCCTTAACAGTAGTAACATACTTGTTGATCCGACTACCATAGCACAAGCGCAACAGAATGTAATTTTTAAACGCACTAGAGTCTCCTTGCAGTCGATGAAATACTTAATACTTAAGAAGTTAATGAAGGGGAGAGAGAATCCTAAAAACATCTGAGCTACGATGTATTCATGTGCGATCAAATAACCATAGCAGGAAGCAACAAAGTCTCCCAGAACGGTTAAGAGAAAGACAGTTAGGTATTTCTTGGGCGTCATTTCCATTACAGATTCTCCAACTCATCAGAAAAGTATAGTTTTACGAGGTCCATCAATCCTTTCGGTGCGTTCTCATTAATAAAATGGTGCATCACCTTTGTATCCCACGCATTACAAACCTCAATTCCATAGTTTAAAAGAAACTTAAGATCAAACTTAGCGTTGTGAAATACTTTCTTATTGTTAGGGTTATTTAACATCTTCCTGAGAAGTACCCACACCTTAGCGTAATGTGGTTGTCCTTTGCGGAAGGGGCTATCCTTATGGTCCAGAGGAATTACCCAGTTAGTATCCTTAGAAGAGAAAGCAATCGTCTGAATACTATCCGTAAGGAAATTCAGCCCAGTCGTCTCAATATCAATAGCTACTGTGTCGTCAGTAGTTGATAAGAGGTCAGCTAATTCTTCTACCTCTTCTATCTCCCCCACCAACTTATAGGCGAAATTTCCTTGGCTTTCTTTGCCGAGGATGTATTTTTCGTAGGCATTTCGTATGTCCGTTTCAAATAGATATCTATGACTCGGTTCTTTAAGAACAGAATAAGGGTGATAGATAGGTACAACAACGCAAGAATGCCCACTATCTGTAGTGTATTCATAAGAAGAACCTCTCTTGTTCATAATGCCACTCTTTTTAACCAACATCTTCATGGCTAAATTACCACAAGCATAGATTAGGCGCGGCGTTACTTTATCTACTGTGGCTTCCAAGTGTTTCCTACATGAATTCATATTATTAGGAGACATATCTCCCTCTTTAACAGAGGGGCATTTAATAGAGGCAGTATACTGCACCCTAGCTGGGTATAAACTTTCCAATAACTTCTTCTCTTTGTTAGAGAAAGGGTTCATAGATCCGTACTTATATTTGAACGAGTCTGCGACGAAAAGAACATCTCCCTGAGATAACTTCTCATAATCCATGAAAGAATACTCTGGTTTATTCTGAGATAAAACCGTACATCCTTCGCATAAATCATTACTACAAGTAGGTTTAAGACCAGAGTAAAGGTTTTCAAGCTCTTTCATAACGCTATTATAGGGTATGGGTAAGAAGATGCATTACATTAACAATAAAAGATTTGAAGAAATCATACCATTGTACTTACAAAATCCAAGTGAGTACGAGGATGAGTTAATGGCCCTATTTGATCTCTTGATAACTAACATCATAGAAAGTTTTAAATTTAAAATTGATAAAGACGATGCGAAACAAGAATGTTTTTTACTAATACTTAAGACTCTTAAGAACTTCAAACCTTCCAAGGGAAGTGCGTTTAATTATTTTACAACAGTAATAGTAAATAATCTAAAGCTACTGTACACTAAAAATAAAAAGTACCAAAAGAAGCTGGAAGAGTATCAAGACCGTCTAGGAGATTCTAGACCTAAACTTCGATAGATTTGAGATAAGTAATCCTCAGATCTTAATTCCCTTCTACCTAGGGTTACTAGGTGAGGAAGTTTAGTTGTGTGAAAAATAACAAAAGCATGGGGCATTGTAAAGCTGTTTACAATATACACAGGTTTTTTACCTGTACTTTTTTTAAGCTTTTCAACTAAATCATTAGAGAACTTATCCCATAAAGACACGAAGAGAATTGATAACGGTTCTCTCGTCCTTTTCTGCTGGCGAACAAGTTTGTTTAATTGATTTTCTGTTTTCAAGAAAATAGGTGTGTACATTAATTATTCAACTACTTCTACAGAACCTTCGGCAATCTCTTCATCAACACCTGTTAGATTCCCTTCCTCATCGAAGGTAAACCCAGAAGCCTCATAGTCAGACCTATTCTCTTCCATGTGCTTTACGAGGTTGCTCGTAATACTCTCTTCTATAGAGCGTATCCCTGCGAAAAAGATAGACCGCACGAAGTCGTTCATCTGAACATTGTCAGGCTTCACACTATTAGCAAAGTTAGTAAAAGCCGCAGCTTCTTCTTGATTTAATTTTACTTGAAATTTCATTCTTCTTCTACTCCGTTCAAAGGTTTTAATCTTCCACTCATCGGGGTGGAATTCAAATTTGAGATCTTGGGTCATGGCAATTCCCCCTATTATAGTACGAGGCCAACACTTATGGAAGACAATTACGATTTATCTAACCTTCGCAAAAAACCTAAGCGCAAGAACAGCAGGGCGAAGGGCAGCACTTTTGAAAGGCAGATAGCAAAGATATTCAATGATCGTTTTAAAACTGAAGAGTTCTGTAGAAGCCCTGGATCAGGGGCCTTTGCTACTACCCATACATTACCAGAGTACTTAAAGATATATGGAGATCTAATAACCCCTATTAAATTTAAATATTGTATAGAATGTAAGAAAGGATACAATAAAGAAAACTTATATAGTTTATATAATTATAGCTCAGATACCTGGAAATTCATAAAACAATGTGAAAAAGATTCAGAAAAATGTAATAAGGTGCCAATGGTTATCTTTAAACAAGACAGACAAAAGACTCTAGCTATAGTACCTTCAAGTAATGATTTTTATATAGATAAATATATAGAAATCCATAACGATAACAAAAAATATAAAGTATATCTGTTCGAAGAAATTCTAAAGTGCTGGGATTCTATGTGGTTTGACTAAGAAGTTTTTCAAGAAGACTCTGCTGGCCTTGTAAAAATTGAACAAACATATCTTCTATTGGTTCACCTTTTTCTCTTTTAACCCACTTCCCATCCCTCTTCACCATACCTTTGGCATGCTGTCGAGCAGTCTCCTCGGCAGTATCCTCATCACCAAGTTGGCGATATAGATCTTTAGCACCACCAGTCCTTACTTTATACTCACCTCTTTCTGGAGATAGACTGGCTCTATTTTGATTGTCCTCATGCATGCGTGGATCAATGAGAGTAGCAGTTCCACCCCATGCTGTCTCTTCTGCTAACTCTTCTGGAGCTTCGGAGAAGTCCTTGCCCTCAGGGTCTGACTTAGGCAATTGTGTTCTTTGAGGTTGTACTTGTACTTTTTCTCCCTCATCATCAGTCTCCTCTCCTTCAACAGTTATTTTATTTCTTCTAAACTTCATCTCTGGATTGCCAAGGTTAGCTTCAATTTCAGCATTGCGTAAGCCAGCCTTTTGTATGTTATCACTTAACCCTCTCTTCTCATTAAGAACTTCTTGGTCAGAGCCAGCTACAGATATGTACATCAACTGTAAAAAGGCTTTACCTCTACCAGACACATACCCCTTCTTGTCTGTATACTTATCCAACTCACGATTCATTATTAAATTTTTTACTTCGGATTTTAATTTATCTAAATGTTCACAAGATTTCTTACCCTTCTTGGTCCCCTCTCCTTCGTTCCTTAAACATTTTTTTGCTTCTTCGGCTCTTGTTTTATCGTCCTTATCGGGTTTTTTCTTATTAGCAAGCCATTGATCTATGTAACCTTCTGAAGCACCCTCCATAGCTTCCCCATCCTCACCCTCCACCCAACTTCCAGGAGTTAGTATAGCATCCACTCTGTCTAATCGAGGAGCTATATCATCCATAAACCCTACAGCCTCTTTCACAGTACCCGCACCCACACACTTTTCTAAAAGGCTACTTACAGCATCTAGCCTCTCTGTTTCTGCATCTTGTAACCCATCACTACCCTTCCCCCCAAGATAACTAAACATCTCTCTTTGCTTTTGTTGTGACATTTGCCCCAAAGCGGAAGGTTTTTTAGAACTATCATGAGTCTTAGGTTCTCTTCCTATAACTAAACATCCTTCATCATCTCCCACCCCATCTTTAATCATACTACCTATTGCTGCATCTATATTCGCCTCCCTTTTCTCCTCCTTGGTCTGAGGCTTCTCTCCTTTCTTCGGTCGGGTAAGGTTTCCTTTTTCATTTAGCCCACCATTACACCTATTAGGTTTAGCATAATGATCTAACTGTTCGGGACTTAAAATATTCTCTCTAATATTCGTAACTAATTTTTTCCTTAATTCTTCAGGGCTATCCTTTTCGAACTCCCCCTCTCCTGGACAGTAAACATCTTCAACATCTTTTTTAGCACCTATAACATTTGAAGCTCTTTTTTTTCCCTCTTCTCCTCCACTTTCCTGTCCTTGACCCACTCCATTAGTACGGGTTGGAATAATATCAGCATGTATTTGCTGAGAAAATTTTCTATTAGCCATCACTACTAAAAGAAGTGCTTTAGGTCCGTTATTTTCTTCCACTACCTTTTCTACAAAAGCTTTAGCATCTTCTCTACTTAACCTCCCCTCAGACTGTTCAACTAATCTATCAATAATAAAGTTAGTGGCATTACGATCAAAATCTTCTTCGGGTCCAGTAAAAATTAAACTGTCCTCTGCTAACAGTCCAACAGATAATGCTGTTAATAATTTTTCAAAACTAGCTCCAACCTCTTTTCCACAAGCTATCTTAGATCCCCTCGCCCTCTCTTTTTTACAGTTCTCCCACGCTTCATGTTTTTTAAGAGAAGTAATGACCGCTGTTTTTATAGTTTCAGCACATTTCACCATCTCTTTTCTATCCGTTATACCTAAGCACCTCTCTAACATAGGAGATAAGTTATCTGCATCCTCGATAGCTACCCCTCTAATAGCATCTGAACTTCCTTTAGCTGCTCTTTTGCTGGGTATATCTTTTGCAACACTAGCTTTACCATTTTGTTCTCTATCTTTTCTTTGTACCTCTTCTAGTTGGGGACGGAACTCTGCTAAAGCTTTGTAGGTAGGAGTATCTCCACGACAGAGAGCTATACTTATTTCATCAAAATAAAGACACCCATCTTTATCTTTAGTTATTTTATACTTCTCAATTAAGTCATTAATTTTGCCAGAAAACCCCATCTTCCCTGCCATACCTGGGTTGTTAGCTATCTCATCCCCTAACCTTAGAAAATCGTTCACACCATTAAAGGTTTGTACAATAGTCTCCTCATCCATCTTTGTTAACTGGCCTGTTTTACGGGCAGCTTCTTTTAATCTTTCCGTTTCTTCCAACCACTTATCTTCCTGGGCTTGGGTTAAAGCTACGTACTCCTCATCTTCTATCTCTGGATCATCACTCTCAGGTTCATCCTCTGCTACATTAGAACGAACTTTACTTAAAGTATCTCCTAATGAGTCTGCTGCTTTTTCTGCGGGGCTTTCTTGTGGTACAAGCTCCTCCCCCCCAGGTTGAGCCTCTCCTCCCTCCTCCTCTTCTTCTCCCGCACCTTGCTGCCCTGCTTGTGGCGCACCACCACCAAACCACTGCTCCAACTCCTTCATATTGTCACGACCTGCTTCTGTGCGAGCCCCTACTAATTTCCCAGACTTAGCATCTGCAAGAATCCTACCAAAGCCTTTCCCAAAATTTACTTTAATAAAGCTGTTATCTGTAACCTCTGCTGTAGCAGATTTCTTAGGATCGTGAGGATGTGCAAACTTTTTTGTTGATCCAGGAGCTTGTCCTACCATAGCTTTAATCAGAGAGTCAGCATCTGGAACGCTCTCTCCCTGTTCCTCGTCCTCCCGAAGAGATAATTTAAACTTTCTGCGCTTTAGGAGTTCGTAACTTTCTAATAATGAATAGTAGTAGTCCATAGTTTATTATAGGAGAAAAGCCCAACCCAGAAGATAACTCTAGGCTGGGCTTTTGTTATTTATTTATTTATTAAAGCTGTTTAGTTTTAGATACTTAGATGTCTTTTGCTTTAGAGGGTATTTCTTTCATACCCGCCAAATCCGTTTGCTCCATGTAGTCATAGCGGAATACCATTTCAATAGTGTGAAACTCGTTAGTACCATAATTAAACTCAGCAGTCTTCCAGGAAATAGGCATAACCCCATAAAGTCTAGTTTCAGCATGCGGTTGTCCTTGTGCATCTAGCTGAAGAACGGTGCATTTTATGGCTTTAAAATTAAACTTCTTTTTGGACGGATCAAACTCACCATTTTTTCCTAAAAATCTACCAGTCAAAGGGTTGTAGATACGAGAATACCACTGCCAAAGCGATGCAGCTATTTGAGGTTGATAAAGGTTATCAAAAGTAGCCGTAAGCTCTTCTGTCTGACCCTTCCCAGGGTAGAAAACTTTATCATTAACACGATGCACTTCAATAGGTTCAAAAGTAAATCCAACGGCTGTTAGTTGCTTACAAGCTAAAACTAAATCAGTTTGCAAATTCGTATCAGAACCAGGAACACCTTGAAAATGCATTTCCCATTGATAAGTCCGTACAGAGTCTAATCCCTGAGAAATAACAGGAAGACCAGTACCTACTTTCTCTCTTTTACTAGCACCTGCATCCGTATAATAATTATCTAACTGAGCCATTTATATTCTCCTTAAAATTGTGCTGATTGGTTAGTGAGGTTAAGTTCAAATATCACCATCTCAGCAGTTTTGGTGGGTTTAATCAGTACCTTACACCACATTTCATTTCTATCAACTCGCACTGGAGTATTTACTGATGCATCACAAACTACCTTATACTGAGTGATGCCTCTTCTATTTGCGATATCCCCTAACAAAGGGTTAATTAAATCTTCAACTCTCGCCCAAGTAAATCTATCGTTAGGCTCAAAGACAAGTCTTTGAGTAGAAGCAAGAATAACCTTCTTAATGTAAATCATTAAGCGTCTAACATTAATTCTATCTAACGCAGTAGGCTGTCTTTGAGTAGTTCTTTGTCCAAAGATAGCAATACCATTCTGAGGGAAGTTAACCACTGGATTAATACAGTTACCACCAGAGTACATAGAATCTCTATCTCCTTGGTTGAGGATCACTTCCACATCCGTAGGCTTAGTTAAACGACCTCTAACGAAGCCAGCAGGAGCCCACCAAGGGTCTGCAACCTCATCAGTGTAGGTCATCTGTCTTGCTGCAAAGATCTCTGGAGCAAGCCAACGGTTTTTACCATCGGCTACAGAAAAGACTTGGAGCCAAGGCCAGTAAATGGCTGCATAAGAACTATTAATCGCTGAATCCCTCGTAGTAGAGAAACCATTAGTCCAATCAATTGCATCCCCAGGTCTGCCAACAGCGTAAGGAGGAGAGAGCAGGGCTAAGAAATTGCTAGTAGCTTCGGCTTTAGTAACCAAAGCATTTTGAACAGTTTGAAGATCTCCTACCCCAGTGCCTGGAGCAAGAGCTATAGAAATGTTAAGAACATCATCATCTAATGCTTCAATACCTGTCTTACCGCCATCACTTTCCACCGCACCTATAACAGCCGTAGCCACACCATTATCCGTAGCAGGGATTCCATTAGAACCTCCAGCTAAATTATAAGTACCTTGAACTAATTTAGCAAAGCGTGGGTTAGAATCAACAGTAGCAACTCCTCCTTGACTACCCCCTAAAGTACCTAAGGCTCCTAAATCTTTTAAGGGCTTTTCAAAAGAGGTAAGAGCGGTTACATCAACCGCAGTACCATCATCTTTGTCTATAGCAGCAGTAACATAATCAGAGGTTCTATCATCATAAGTGGTTCCAATACTATCCTCTAAGAAAGCAGAAGATAACATCCCAGCCTTAAAGCTTTCAACCGCAGTTCCTAAGTTATTTACTTGATCCACATTAGTAGTAGCCCCATTTACTTGCACTTCAAAAGACATCCCACTGGTTCCCCCACCAGTTTCTGCTCCAGCATTGTACCCCGCTCCAGGCCAAAGACTTTGAACAAGATAAGCAGCATCCGTAGTTGTAATACTCAGTCCAGAAGCAGTAACAGAGGCTATAGGATCACCCGCCCAATTCCCTTGGTGATCAACAACTTGGAAAATAGGCCCTGCAACATAAACTCCAGCATCATTTTTAATTCCCGCACTTAATTCCAAACTGCATAGTCCACCAGCAGCAGGATTAACAATGAAAGTAGAAGCATCAACAGAACTAGAATCCGAAAAGACCCCAATCCTATCTGCATCCATAGAACCACCTAAGACTTTACTTAATCCTTTCATAGTAGTACCACCATTAGAGGCAGATACAGTAAGAGTACCTACAGGAATATCATAAGTTTTAGAACTGATAGTAGCGGCTCTCAACTCATCATAACAAGTAGCAATAATTCTAACATCAGAAGTACCTAAATCTGCCCCACCAATAACCTTCATACCCGTATCAGCGGGATCAACTTTAATAGGATTGGACTCAGTACCGCTTACTGTAACCGCAGGACATCCCCCTAAGGTAACAGCAGCAGACGCTTCAGTAGCAGTAGCATCAGCAACACGAATGAATCTCATAGAGGTGGTAGTCTCTAAGATTTCTTGCGCCCCTTCAATAGCTTGACCTTTAATATCTTCTGAGGGCTTTCCAAAAATATCAATTAACTGTTGTATACTAGTAATTAAAGTAGCCTTCTGCCCACTCTGACCAGCGATAGGCCCTCTTCCTGCAAAACCAACAATCCCTACTACTGAGGAATTAATTGAAGCAGGATAATCAGAAATATCCTTCTCTATAACATAGACACCTGGGCTAACAAAATTTGCCATTTATATTCTCCTATTAAGCGTTTCTTATTGCGATGAGTTTTCGTTGTTCAAATCTCAGCACATGATCAGTAATGTAAGAAGCAGGAACCTTAATAACCTGTTTAGGCATAAGGTAATAACTCTTTACTCCTTGGGGAGTCCTAAAAGGGAGACTCCAACTTTGTAGACTAGTATTCGTAATTTGTTTCATAACTAAGCTCCAATATATTTAGGATTCTTCTACCCTATTTTGTACAATAATTTTTAATATAATGTAGTTTCTGAATTAAATTCCTCAATTTCTCCCGTTGAGGTAATTAAAAATTTTGGATTAGGGATATAAGCTTCTAACTTTACTTTAAAAGTTCTCCTAATAACTCTATCCTGTCTGTCGCTAGACTCTACGGTAGAATTATCCGATTCCATATCTAAAAAAGCATGAGCCACATTACTGTATTTGGTATCTACTATCAGATGAGGGTTAAACATCAAACGGACTTGCTCCACAATTTGATCTAAGTTATTCTTGTATTTAGCCCAGATATTAATACCATATTCCACAGTAATAGCCCTGGGTGCTAAGGCGACAACCCTAAAAGCTCTCTGTTTCTTATCACTCCACCAATTAGTATTAATTAAAGAGGTTTCGGGTCTTCTTCTTTTTTCATCATTATCAGAGGTGTTCTGATTAATACTAACGATTGGTAGAATGATATTATTTTCTTGTTTTAGTTTAGCTATAGTGCGTTCGGGGTTTGCATGAACACACTTAATAGGAATAACCTCATCCTCTGAGTTTATATAAACTAAGTTTCCTAGTTTTGAAATCATAAATCTTAAAGATTCTCTATAAAAAAATGGAATTTTTTGAGGATCCTTCGACCTTAACGCTATCTGATCTCTTGCCCACGCACTAGGCTTTGCATAAGTACTAGAAGTGGAAGGTATATCTCCTGTGCCGAAAGATTCAATCATGTTTACCCTATAGGCCATCATACTCCTCCTCAATAGTAGCTGTAGGTCCAGGTATACTCATCTTATCAGACACCTCCGTTAAGGGAGTATCCTGAACATCCGAAGAATCACGCAGCAGTTTAGCAGAACAAACTAAATGATAAACCCCATAAATCTCAAAGCTATCTTCCTGCACTTCAAAAATCTCATACTTTTGGTCCTGAAATCTAGGTTTAATAACATCCCCAGGAATTATTTCTCCCCGTAATCGTTGTTCAATATAACTCTTATTAAAAATAAAGATCTGATCATTAGTAAGTTCAATTCCAAACTGACTCAAATTCTCTTCTAAAACTTTAGGCTCATAATGCCCATATACAACAATAGGTTCTGTAGCAATAGGCTTATTTCTAGCTTCCATATACACCTTATCAAATTGAGCATCTCCCTGAAGATACTTGTAATATAATAATTCAGATCCTGAGATCTTAATCATCTCATCATCTATTAAATTAAAGAGATTTATGTCTGGGTTGGTAGGATCAAAAAAGTTTAGTTCTCCCCCTGGCTCCTCTAAAACAGGAAGAGGGGGTGGAGAAGCTTTAACTGTGTAGTTGCGATTAGACATTAGTAAGTAGAGAATCTAGCTGGTTCTTCAAATTCATCCAACAGTCTTTTGATAAGTTTTTCCTTCTCTTCTTGGCTCTCTTTAATTAAAAGATCTCCATTAAGTTTAGCCCCACCTCCAGGAGAGGGGACTGTCTGATACTTCCCTCTAATCTGTCCTAATACTCCTTTAGCACATGCGGTAGCGTACTGTTGGATCCAGTTTCTGTAAGCTGGGTGAATGGTATCGGAATTTAAAGCTCTGTAAATAACGATAACAGGTTGGGGGGTCATCACAGGCTTAGGTTCAAGCTGTAAGTAACGATTATCTAAGACCGTAAAGCTACCTTCTTGTCCTAAAACCTTTCTCATCATCTCTAAATTTTGTTGAAGTAGATAGAAATCCCCTACTCCAAAGTTTTGAAAGAGATAGTTGTCTTGGAAGTATTTAATGAAAAAGTCAAATTCTAAAGTACCTCCTTGGCTTTGAATACTAAGGAGGGTCTTCTTGTATACCACATACTCTAAATTATTTAAAATATAACTAGGTAACTTATACAAAGTAATCCCTGCGGAGGCATCAAAAACTACGAATTGCGTAGAGAATAGGGGAGCATGATTATACATGGTTCCTACAGCCTCATCTATACAAGTCTTTACTTGAAAGGGAGTAAGCTCCACTCTCACTACGGGATGCCCCAGCCTAGCAAAGATAAAATCTTTTAAAGTTTCTTCAAAATGAGTCCACTCTACTCCATCAGCAAAGGTAGTAGCATTAAGCTTCTCATAATTGATTTCATTTTCACCTAAATGACCATCTGCCTTTCCTGCTAATACGCTATCACCAGCGTATTTACTAAAACTATTCCCCCAACTTGCTAGTTTCGGAGTCGCTACCATCAGTTACTACCTTTTTTGTAGAAGTACGCTTTTTATATGAGCGTTTAATCGGAGGTGGAGAGTTTTGAACTGTGGATTTTTTTGGCTTCTCTTGTAATACAAAATCAGAAGAAGGTGCCTCTGGTAAATCAAGAAGCTGACCTGGAGTAATTTCTACAAAATCACCTCCCAAAACCAACACCGTAGTAACAGACCCTTTATAAAGATACTTCATAAAAACTACCTCTTCTTTTTCTTGGTACTTTTTTTGGTACTTTTTTTGGTACTTTTCGTAGGGGAAAAGATTGATTTCTTAACGGGCTCCTCAACTTTAGGCTCTTCGTAAGGGAATAACATTTTTACCTTATCATTGGGGATAAAGGGGATATCAACAATATCCCCATTATTAATAACCACAAGTTTACCATCAATCTTCATTTCTAATAGCTCATTAGCTACATATATACATTTCATAGGAGATACCTCTACAATATATAGGTATAAAAGAAGAGCCAGGAAGATTATTTCCTGGCTCTTCTTGTTTTCTACCTAGTTACTCTCAGTTACCAACTAAGTTACCAGTGGCATCACCGCTCGTACTTTGAGCAGTCTTGATTCCAGGCTGATACATGAAGTTGTTGGAGAGACCCACTAACCTAATGATCCGATAGAATCTACCAGCAGGAGCAACAGCAGCCTTACCGTAACGGGTAAGGATACCTTTCCTGGGCTGGAAGGTCGAAGGATCAGTAATGGTCGGCAGTTGCTGAAGCGGGATGTAGGGGCAGTAAACGTAACCTGCATCCATCGGGCCAGCACCCTTGTAACCAATCATGATCTCGTCCTCAGGGTACATAGGATCAATATAAAGATCATACTTACCAGCGAACTTACCACGGTACTCAATAGAGTTCGCAGTGATGTTCGTAGGACGATCAGAAGGAGCCATACCCCCTTCTAACTTGGCAGCAGACTCAAGCATCGAAGCGATAATAGGCGAGGTAACAAGCCAAGTACCAGGACCACGGAAAGTGGTGCGGTAGATATCGTTCGAAGCGAAGTTAATTGCTGCAAGAAGGTTAGCGTAGACCTGACCAACGTGCTGAGGAGCAAACGGGTTCGAAGTTCTAATGAACTGGCCCGAAAGATCGACAAGGTAAACATTACTGTTCGTGCCCGAAGGGTTGAAAGCGTTGTTATTGGCAAAATCGTACAGGTACTCCGTAGGAGTAAAGCCCTCAGTGTTGCTACCAGCCGTACCACCACCAGGAACGGTAGGAGTATGAAGAGTACCAGTTTGACCGAAGTTATTGGAGTTTGCGTTATCCAATGCAGTACGGTTCCAACCAGTCAGACCAGACGGATCATAAGCGATCATGCGAAGGTCTTCCACAAGCTCTCTGTCGATTTCCAAGGTAAGCTCCTTAGAAAGCAAATCAGTAAGCTCACTCTCAAGATTAAGGTTGTGATAAGCCCGAAGGTCTTGTGCAGCCTCAAGAGTCCAAAGGGCTCTCATCTTGCGAGTACGGGCAACAACAGGTTGTTGCTCAATGTGCATGTTAATCTCAGGGATTTCATCATCCTTGAGAGCTTCACCAGCGGAGACACTATAACCAAGAATGGTTGAAGCATCAGGCCAAGCAGCGATCTGACCACCCATCGTCGTAGATGGGGCACCAGTTGTATCACTCATGATAGAACTGAAAAAATTAGTTGCAGTACCATCAACATTACCCGCAGGAGTACCATCAGCATTACGGAAGTTAGCACTTGCCGTATTTCCACCATAAGTAAGACGATACTTACTATAAACCGTTTCGGTTCTATCCCAGGCACCAGCAACTCGGTCATTACCGAGATAGAAGATCTGAGAAACAGGGCCACCCATAGGCTGGACCCCTACAATACTATTTGCGATAAGCTGGGGATAAACCCGACGAACGAGAGGGAAAGCAAATTTCTGAAAAGTACCGAGCTTACCAACCGTAGTCGGAGCATCAGCCTCGTCAACTCTATCTTGCTTCTCAGCAAGGATAGCTTTGGCTTGGTTTTCTAAAAGTTGAGCAGTTACCTTCTTGGTATACTCATTACTAATCCCCTCAAGAACGGGTTCCCACTTATTAACAACATCTGAATTATCTTGTAACATTTAGAAATTTCCTTACTTAAGAATTAGGGTTAGAGGGCATGAACTTCATGACCTCGGGGGTTAAGAAATCATTATTCATAATGCTATGAGATTTCTCAGGTTTTTTGTCAACATTCTCTGTAATGATGACTGCTTTTTCAGAAGATTTAAAAGGCTGCTCGCTAGATTCCTCTAAGACATCGACTGCCTCTAACAAAGTAACCTTATCTTCTTCAAGCTTGGTAACTTTTACAGCAAGAGCTTTAAGTTGGGCATGGGCTTTTTCCGTTTCTTCAAATGATTTTTTGAGTTCATCGGTAAGAACTTCCACTTCCACTTCATACTCCTTCTGCTCTTGAACGAGTTCAGAAATAGCACTTTCTTCATCGTCCTTACTCAACTCTAAAGCCATAACAGTTTTAACGGATTCAAAAAGTTCAGCATTTCTAATGAAACTTTCATCTTCACGCAACTCTTTCATGGCTTGCTCTTTTAACTCATCCACACGCAGACGCATAAACCCTTTGATTTTTGCTTCTAGTTCGTGAGTTTTTTCTTCTACTTGTTCTGTAATAACAGTATTAACCAGATTAGCAATCTCAGAAACCGCAGCTTCCGAAAGAGACTCAGGTAACAATTCTGCAATAGGAAGAACTTGTTCTTTTTTTGATTTCATAGTATAAACTCCAGTCGTTATAAGTATCTATAATACTTGTGATTAATTTTTAAAAAAATTTTATTTTTTGTTTAGTTCATTACGAAGCATTGTAATAAAAACTTTTTCAGACAATGCTTTACTGTAAGTGTTGGTGATAGTATCCTCAATAAATTTAGAGGTTTTACTCTCATTTACAAGCCCTGGGAAAGCCCCCTTAGTAGAAGGATCAGCTACTAAATCAAAGGTTACTAACTTAAAATCAGCATTAACCATAGCATGTCCCTTAGGTCCTTCCGTTAAACTACCCATTCCTCTAGAGGAGATGCCCAATTTTACCCCCCCTTTAATAAGAGCTTGTGCTACCTGACCACAAGGGGTATTAAGAATCTCAGCCTCGCCTAACATTTCATTACCTCTCATATTAAGTTTAGTAACAAGATGGGAAACATTTTGAAGTTTAACAGCATCATGGCTTGGGTGATCTAATTCCCCCATTAATCTTCTTTCCTGAATAGACTCCTCTAATCTACCTATTTCTCTAACCAAAAGGGTTCGTTCATAAATCCTATTATTATGGTTAGGGGTATTAGCTCTTTGAAATACCCCAGCGATTCTCATAGTTCCTGTAGTTTTAGACTCCTCTAAAACTTGTAAGTTTTCAATAATAAAAGTATCTGTAATAAACATTATTTAACCTTCTTCTTAGAGTTGTCTATCTTATTCTTGGCCCCTGGTCCATATAATTTTTTAAGTCGTCCTGATTTAACTGCACCGTGTTTCACCATAGTACGGGCAGCGTGTGCTTTGACACTGCTAAAATCAGAAGAGGGAGTAGAGCTTCCTGGGGTAAAGCCCTTGGCAATCTTTCCACTACTTTTTGCTCCCCAACCTGCTTTAGAGATTACATATAAACGATCCGAACCATCGGTGCTAAAAATCTCTCCCACTTTTCCACTAGAAAGAGCCTTAGCAATAGTATCATAAATCCTGGCTCTAGATTTGGCTGCCTTAACAGCACCCTTTTTCTTAGCCCCTTCCTTCGAAGTATATTTACTCCTACCTTTTTTAGATCCTTTTCCTTTAGAAGCATCCTCATGCAGAATATCAAAAATAGAAATCATTTACGGGTCTTTTTTTTGCGTATTTTAGTTAATAAATCTTGTAGCTTATCGTCTTCGGGGTCTTCTTCTTTTGGAGCTTTTCCTGGGCCCACACCCATCATACCCACAGTACTCATCTCGTTTAATTGAACTTTAAGATCCTCTAAAAGACCTTTAACCTCTTGTAATAACCCAGTAAGACCCTCATCAACCTTCACCTTCTCTACTATACGAGGTGTATCCACACGGGCTACTTCAACTTCAGCTTTTTCTTGATTCTCTACTAAAGAAGAAATAAAATCATTAGGTACTTCAATCTTTGAAATATCTGGGGCTTGATCATCAAGTCCTGTAGGTAAATGACTAGGAGTAGGATTAAAAGTAGGCGCAGAATTTCCTTTTGGCAAGGAATCCATTGCCATTACTTGTTCTGCAAAATCTCCAACTGAGATATCCATTCTACTTTCACTTACCTTTCATAGTTTGAATCTTAGCTAACATCTTATCCCTCTTAGAAACAGGAGCGTCAGAAGTATCTTCTTCCACTTCTTCTTCTTCTTCTTCAGAGGCTTCTTCTAAGGCTTGTAAAGCTGTTTGAATCTGGGAGACATGCTCAAAGATAACATCATCAGAAAGCTCCTCTTCAAGAACGGACTCACAGAGAGGGCATTCATGCACCTCAACGGCTTCCTTCATCTCAGTACCTTCGAAGTCCTTCTTACCCTTATTGGTCTTGGACTTGTCGCCCCTACGAGCATCAGTAGTGAAGTCGGCCTCATCACCTTCGTCTTCTTTAGAAGGCTTATCGCCTCTTTTGCCTCCTCTCTCAACCAGGGAAACTCTTGCGGTATCCCACGCAGCATCTTCTACAAGAGCTTTAATATAGCCCTCGTCTACTTTAATGAATTCTGTCATAATAAATCCTTATGGTATTTTAACTTGGGAATAGTGTTCCCATAGTATATGTAGGTTCTCTATACTATATTTATAATAGTTTCCTTTATTTGTATAAAAAATAATTAATTTTGCTTAGTTGTATTAATAAATTAAATTGTTTGACCCCCACCTGGGGATCCTGTTCCATTGGCATAAACATTAGGAGATGCACCGAATGCTTTACTCCCACAGGTAACAGGATCTCCGACCCTCCCCACAGGTAAATTATCAGCATAAACATCAGGAGATCCTTGCGCTAAATTTCCAGGGTGACAAGATTTTTTGCAACAATGACTAGGCCACCCATCGGTAACGCGATGCCAACCTTGCCCGTTTACTAATACAGTAGTAGATCCTCCACTATTGTTTCTAGGGGGCCAACATCCATGACCTGTTCCAATATCTCCAAATCTATGTGCGGCGGGCATAAGTAAATAATACTCCTTCGTACTTATCGTCAAAATAATGTGAGTCTAAATTAGGTACTTTAGTATAATACCTAGAACTTTCTAAACTAGTCTGTCCAGATCGTAATCTGTCTGAAGATATATAGGTTTTTTCAACCTCTACATCTAATATATTTATAATCTTGATGTTATTATATGCTCCTGCAAAGAGTTTATTTCTTATTTGGGGAGGTACTGAGAAAAGATATTGGGCTACCTCATCTACCGTAAAGAAAGAAAACAAATCGGCTTGTGGGATAGCGTCTATTCCTGGACTACTTTCTATATTATAGGCTGCTTTAATTTCATCTATTTTTGAGAAGAATCTTCCTAGTATAGATTGATTAGTAGTGGGATCTTCACTAGTAAGCACAGCTTGTTTAACTGTAGCCTCATTAAACTCTTTAGAAAACATCGTCGCCCAAGCATCTCCTTTACTATTCCAACCCTTTTCATCTGGTTTTTTAGCAGGACTTATGTACCCCGTATTAAATACTCTAGAAAGAGGGGAGATCATAATTCTAACATCTCTTATTACTCCCTCTGAAGTATATTGAGTGAGTTCCGACTCCCCTTGTAAAAGATTATAATCTATTTTTTCTACTGGAACCAACAACATATCTACGTTTACCCTTCTGGGATAAATATAATTATCGAAACCGTCAATATCTAAATCCATATAAGTAGCAGTTAATGTTCTCGTTTTTAAAAAGTGATTCCACCACGGATCTCCTGCTTCAATATAGATAATATTTCTAGGACCAGAGTACGAAGAAACTGTAGCATTAAATAAAGTATCATCATCCCCCTCCTCCCAAGCACTAACATACACAGCACTGGTTTGTCTAAAGTTTACAATCTCCTCTTCTATACTACCAATACTACTAGGAGTTATTTTTACTAAGTAAGCAGCCTTTAAATCCGTCCCACTAGATAGCTCTACATTATCCTCATAAGAAGTACTTACTGATAAATTAAACGAATACTTAGGATCGGAAGAAAGATCTCCTTTGTTTCCTCTTTTTAAATAACCGTGAATGATAGAAAGATCTGGTAAATTAAACGCTTGAGCTTTAGATCTTCTAGATTTTAAAGTTATCCCTACTTCATCCCCAGAGCTTTTTCTAACAGTTAAGTAATCATTTTTTTCTCCTACTTTAGCATGAACCCCACTCCAGGCCAAAACATCAATAGAATCATCATCCCCCACTCGCACCCCTGTTACTCCACTTCTAGTATAAACAGGCACTTTTAAATTATAATCACTGGGAAGCATGTGATAAGCTTGGACTCGTCTCTGCATATCTCCATTAGCAGTCTTTTTGGCATACATGCTATACCTGCTATTTCTTATTCTATCTAATCCAACAGCCCTATTACTAGAAGGGACATTTTGATTATGCAAAATAGGAATAGGCTCTGTTAATTGGTCTGCTGACTCAAGTAATTCTTTAAATATACTATGATCATATTCCTCATAAGTATTCGTATAAGCAGATCTTTTTAATGCTTTATACATCATTTGGGTAAGATCTAAAGAAGCCATATTAAAACTATTAAGGGCATTAATCAATTGTTTAGTATAGGAAGATAAGTTGTTTTGAATTATCCCTTCTTGATAAATAAAAGTAGATAAAGTTGTTCCATTGTAAGGAACAAAGGAAGCACTTGGTTTAGAGGATAAAAAAGTATTAAGAGATTGGTTAATAATATCTTTAAATAACTCATTATTATCTAAGATACTTTTTTGTATGGTTCTAGTTGCTAATTTAGCTCTGAAAGCATCATTAGAAATTCTTATATTATACTCATCACTATACGGATCTAAACTTGGATCAGAGGGTTTTAAATTGTCTGCGGTTAACGCTTGAGAACCTCCAAAAAGAGGATTACCTTCATCATCAAACAAATCTCCTCCTACAGAATTTATAATATCAGATTTATCAAAATTCCCATCTCCATCTATGCCTCCTGCTCCAGTATCATCTCTGATATCCGTAGTTTCTCCATCAAAGAAATCATCTCCACCACCCCCATTTTGACAATTACCTAAACACATAGCCTTAGTAGGATACCTAGTTTCTCCTGGCCCAAATTTACTAGTCCATATACAACTTTTAACTCCACCACTATCTACACATCTCCATGCAGGACCTAATTCTGGGGGTTGTGGGGGTGGTGGAGGAGTTGGAGGCCCTGGACCTGGAGGAGTAAAGGGAGGTAATTTTATACAATCTTTCTTACATAAACCTCTAGTAGGATACCAAGTTTCTCCTGCTCCAAACTTATCTGTTTTAATACAATCCTTGTTACCAGCAATCTCTACACATTTCCAGCCAGGAGGGGGAGGAGGAGGGGTAGGAGGACCCGCTCCTCCTTTTAGACAATATTGTTCACAAGCCACTCTAGTAGGATACCTAGTTTCTCCTGGCCCAAATTTCTTAGTCCATATACATCCCTTAACACCACCAGTGTCCACACATCTCCATGCAGGTTCTCCAGGAGGAGGTGGAGGTGGGGGTGGAGTTTTTATACAGTTAGCTTCACATTGTTGTTTAGTAGTAAATCGTGTTTCTTTAGGACCAAATCTATCCGTCCAGATACAACTTCTAATTCCTAGAGAATCTACACATCTCCAAGCCATGTTTCCAGGGGAAATAGGACCGCTAGGACCGCTAGGACCTGAAGGACCTGAATGACCTATGGGGCCTGTAACGTCAGGCCGACACTCACACCAAGTTAGTTTAATAGGAACACACTTACCATTAGGATCAGTACAAGGGTTTTTATTACTAGTAATAGTCCAATCCTTACAATCCTTTTGTATATCCCCTTGATTTACATTAAAGCATAGAGGTCCTTGATTAGAATATTGTTGTCTAAGCTGTTCATAGCTCATAGGAGGAGCAGGAGGACCTGTAAGAGGGACTCGCTCACATGTTTGCGTCCATGTAGCAGTCATAATACGGCAACCTGGGGGGCATTGTGGACAGTCGTAAGCGGTTCCTTGTATTGTGGGGGTCTTTTCCATAACACACGCACAAGCCCTCTCAATTCCAGGGCCACCCCCTGGGGGGATACCTCCACCAGAGATAGGATCCCCACCTCCTCCAGGACCACCCCCACCACCACTATCACAATTAGCTTTACACGCTGCTAAGGTTGTCCAGGCTCCAGGAGGAGGAGGCAAATCTGAGGATTGAGTTATAGATACACATTTTTTAGTCCAAGGATTTATTTGTGTACAAATCCAGTATGTAGTCTGTCCACCCCCAGGATCTCCAGGATCAACTGGCCCACCGCAATTAGCTTTACACGCTCCTAAGGTTGTCCAGGATCCAGGAGGGGGAGGGACACTGGAAGGTCGGGTTATGGATGTACAAATACCCTGTGTACAAAGCCAGTAAGTAATAGTCTCATCATCACCATCGGGAGGTATAGGAGGCCCAGGAGGAGGATCAGGAGGGTCCCCACAATCTCCACCAAACCCATCAGGATGACCTCCCCCACCAGGCTCAAAACCATCATCATCATCATCGTCAACAAACCCAGTTAAACATTGGGCAGGACAATACGGATCTCCCCCGTTATCATCATCATCTATATCACAATCAGGGAAAACGACACAAGAGCAGCAAGCTTTTATAAGAACTCCACTACATGGCCCAGGCCCACAAATATCTGGAGTGTTGCAACCCATTTTAGTAATCTACTTTAGATATATCAATAAAGCTTTGGGCATATACAGGAGCGGTTCCAGCAAGAAGATCATCATGAGACCCTCCAACAGTTTGAGAGGGGATAAGAGTTTTGGTTCCTGAATTAGCTGTATTATTATTGAGAGGAGAGACTGGGTAGCCTGTAACAGTAAATCTAACCGTAGGATAGTAGGCCGCTCCCATTTTAGGAGTAAATCTTAAATTATTAGAAGTGTCTGCACCAGCCTGAGTTTTTGTTCTCCACTGCTCATTAGCCCACTGGGGTAAACAAACCGAATAAGCTAACCATTGATAAAGATTATTTCCAATAGGAGATCTTTGATTAGCAGCATCTGGAGTCCCCTCTTGATCCATAATTTGACCATATTGAATCATGCTCTCTGGAAGTCCTTGTGCAGCAGAATAAATAGTAAAATTAGCAAAAGGATCAGGATTAGTTGAATTAGTTCTTATTTCTCCTTTATATATATAAAGACCAGTACCCATAAAAATTTCTCCAGTCGTTCTGTTATAAGAAGACTGTCCCGCAAAAGGACTACAGTTAACATACTCTACTGAAACATCATAATCAACTACCCAGCTTGGAAAAGTTATAATTATTCTTTTCATAGATGTTTGGATAAATCCTTCAGCTTCCAGCCCGCCGAGATCCCCAAAACCTGGGAGATATTCTTTATCTAGATCTGCGGTATTAGCCGCATTTACTGTAGATGTTACGGCCCCTGGTACATATCTTAAAGGTCTATTTTTAGTCATCCCCTCTAGCCACATCCACCAAGTAGGCTCTGGTGTTGAATTAAATACTTGAGTATCATTTCCAGCATCCATTACAGGCTCCCATTCGGGGAATAAAGGAATATCTCTAGAAGATCCTAAATTTAAATAACTAGTGGAGCCCATTTCCCAACCTGAATTAATTCCTCCAAGCCACTGCTTAAGATCATCTTGTCTGTTTGTATAGAAATATTGTAGGAGAGCTTTTCTTCTATTTAAATTAACATCATCTAAAAATACTTTAGAATTAATATATGAAGAAAAATCATAACCTAAATAATTAGTAACAGATCTAGTTTGAGACCCCCAAGGATCGGAAGATTGTTTACTTTGATTATTCATGGTTAGCATAGTACCCTCTACTCCATAAGCTAATCCCCCCATAACATAATCAGTATAAAGCACCTTACCAGCGTCACCATCATTTCCACCACCAGTAGTTGACATAGCAGTATAAACTCTTCTTACAGCATCCTTTAATTGATACGCGCCAATAGCAGGGTTGGCAAAAGATAAGGGGGGGTTAGCGGCTGCCACTCCTGCTCTTTCATTGTAAGTTAATTCTGTAGTGCGTAAGAATGGTCTAATATCAATGATATCTTCAGTAGTTAATGCTGCTTCCCCTTTCTTAACAACAATATACGCTAAAGGTAGTGCTGTTTCTCCAATAAACTGAAAATCATCAGTATCTGTTCCTACCGCTAAATGGGCTGCCTGATTAATCATGTCATCGGGACTAGGGAATGAACCATATACTTTAGTACCAGCCGAATTGGTGATACCATAATTAGAACCCGTGTCTGAATCAAATACATTAGCCACCATTCTTTTAGATCCTGGAATTCCAGTTTCATCACACCCTTCAGTTACATCTACTGAGGTAGGAATACCATTACTACTACTAATTTTTCTAAGGCCAATCCCAGCCCCTCTCACCACTCCTAATATAGGACTAGTAACAGTTTTAGGGTTTAAAGCACCCCCATCTACACAATAATTATCCTCATAATTATTAAGAGTAGTAGAACTAACATCAATGGGCATCGCATAAGCAACAAGTAAATCTATTCTTTGATCTGCCGTAGTTATTAATTGCTTATTATTATTATCATCATAATAATAAAAATCATTATCATCCCACGGGCTAATTTCTATAGTACTTTCAGGAAAATCCACTACTGCTGTACGGAAAGGAGATCTCCACATACGCACAAAACTTAAATGAATATCTTGTAAAGTAGCAGCAATATAAGTAACACCAAAATCTAATAACGCAGCCGCATTCCCAGGAGTAAGACTCCCCAAACTCTGAAAAGGCCACCTTCTAGAGGATGAAACTCCGTTGTTATAACGAGGATAATTAGGTTGGGTAGGACTGGTAGTAGTCTCCCAACTTCTTCCTAAACCATCTGGAGATTGGTGAAAAGAATAAACAAACTCTAACCCATTAAGATTATAAGCTTTATTTATCCCAACAACTGAGGGATCAGTAAAATCAGACCATACGGTACTGATATCATCACCACTCCAAGCAGTCATTAAAGCCCCTATAATTTCAGGCTCCGCACCAGGGTTACTTCCCGTATCTCCAGGACCCGTGTATCGGTAAATAAGTTTGGCAAGAGGGTGTGTCACATTATACGCATCATTAACTCTACTGTTAAACTTACCCGCATTAACCTGAACAGTTCTCCCCTGTACTAACTTAGGTCTAAGCTGTTTGATATTGGTCATATCTAACTCACTAGCGTCAGTTAAATAACCTCCTCCTCCTCCATCACTACCATCTCCATCACCAGTATAATCACCCCTTTCTAATTTTTGTTTAAGATGTAGGATATTCTCCTCTAACTGCTTAACAGGAAGGTTGTCTACCTCATAATAATAAGGATCATTAGCTTTATAATATCTAATAGGTTGGTAAAAACTATACTTACTCATGTTTATAAATTCCTCTCAAGATCGAATAGATTAAGAGAACCTATTCCTTTTCCTTTAGTTGTTCTCCACCATGCTTCCCCTGGATAGTTAGTAGCAGCAGCATAATAGTTTACAAATCTCTTCCGGCCAGATGAATTTAGAGTTCCATTCTTAGCATTAGCAAAAAGATTCATACCTGATTCATCTAACCAAATATTATTCTCGTTCGTATCTAACATTGCGGATGTATAATAAAAAGAAGACGCATCATTCTCTAGTTGCTGGGGAGTAGGCAAAGTGATGATGTGCCCACTAAAAGCTAAATCATTATAAATAGAACTTACAGTATCAATAAAAGACGCACTACAGTCCCCAGAGGGATTATATCCTTGAGCTATCACCTGATAAGGGGCTCCAATATCAATACCAGTTGCTATAAAATCAAAGCCCATACTGTAAAATGCTGCGGGAGGTACAGCAGGAGCAAAATAACCCCCAGCATTGTAAGGATACCCTAAGAACTTGGCTTTAGGAGTAGGAGATACATATAATCTAAAAGGTCCTACATTTTCAAAATCAGTTTTTCCATAAAACCCTATTTCTCCCTCTTCATCTTTTCCTTTTCCAAAACTATCTAGTACACTTAATCTCGAAGTAGAGGGGGTACTAGAAGGACATCCCGAAAGAGAAACTTCTGTTCCCGATGCCCATACAGCACTAGGCCCATAGTAAGAAGCACTTACTTCTTGAGGATGAACCCCATTAACCGAAGCATAAGATACCTTTAATTTAGAACTATCTGCGATATTCCAAATTTTTAATAATTCACACTCACTAGCTGAAGCATCATAGTATGCTCCAGAAGTATTAGCCCAATTAACAGGGAAGTTAACATTACGAACTTCCACCTCACTATTATCCACTGCTCGTACACACATCCCTCCATACGATACGCTACTTAAATCAGTTAGCGCAATATTAAGCCAGCCCCTTTGAGCGTCCCCAGCCATAGTGGTTACATTAGTAGGAGCAGCTTGATCATCTAAGTTTAATTTATTTGCCCCAGTCCCATAATAAGCAAAGGGGTTAGGATAAAAATTCATTGAACCTGAAACACAATAAGCTTCATCTGCACTTCTATTAGTTCCGTAATATAAAGACGTATTAGTATCTGTAGGATAATCCGCATCATAACTGGTCCCAATTAGATCTTCTTTATACTTATCAGCCCATCTGTCATTAAAATCTCCCATATCTTTCATTACAATTTGAGAGTTCTTATTAGCCACTAAACCTGCTCTAGTAGAATGAACCTGGACTTTGGTTTGATTATTTGTAGTTGTTAAATTAAACCCACTAACATTAAAGTACCCATCTATTAAATGGGGACCAAACCCTACAACGGATTCATTTTCTGCTAAGGCACCTACCCCGTATTGAGCAATAGTAGTAGGTCCTGCAACATATACTTTAGATTGATCTCCTGCATATATTCCAGCCAAAACTTGTTGCTGAATGGCGGGACCAGGGCCTAATATAAAAGTACTATCGTTTTGATGCCCTTCTAACTCTAAAGTACTTTGACTAGTAACCCTAAAGGCAAACCCCTTTAATGCTCTATAAAAAGATATTTTACCTGCATCATCATTAGCCGCATTATAACTCTGGCTTTTAGAAGCAACCGCTCTCATGTAAGAACCATCATCTACTACCACCGCAGGAAGAGTTTGCAAGAAGGCACCATGAGTATTGACTGCAAAGTTCTCTTTAAAAGCCAATCTAGTATAAACAGTATCCATATCAACCACAGGAGTTGGTACAAATCTCGATTTAGACAGAAGCGCATGCTGTCCATTTCTGTAAAAAGTTGTCTGAGGATAGAAAGGCCCCGCAGTAAGACCAAATGCTATCGCATCTTTATTATAATTAAATGTAGAGTTAGCGGATTTTAAGCCAGCTTCTTGGTTGTGATCCGCAGTAATTTGGTAAATATTAAATACAGAATTATCTAACCTAACTCCAATATTATTTTGGAAAGCTGATACTCTTTGACCAATATTAACAACAGAATCTTTTGCTCTTATCCCGTCTAAAAGATTAAAAAAGGATTGAAGAACTATGGTTTGTGATCCGTTATTTTCTGTAATGGAAGCACCCTCCACATCTCTAGAATAAGTTTGTTTTAGTGGTGTTTCTAGATTGGAGTTTATGAGTTCAACACCAACTTTATTACGATAGAAACAGAAAGGGGCATCAATAGGAAGCCCAGTATCGTCTGCTGTAGTCGCACTTAGAGTAATATTAGAGGAAATGGCTTTTAGTCCAGGAGTTTCTTGAGGCTCTTTATCACTAAGATTAGCTCCCCCTGTGGTAAGACCGTAATTATGGAAAGCAATAAACCCTCTATTTAATATAATATTTGAGTTTACAGCTTCTAACCCAGCAACACTACATCTAGCCGCAGTACAATTTTCTAACACTACATTAGAATTATTAATCTCAAAACCTTTTGCAGTTCTTTGAGTTCCCCCACTTAAAAGACTTGCTTGAGAACCTCCATCTACACAGAAACCTCTAAGATAAACATTACCATTACAATCATTGATATAAACATCAGTAAGAGCATTAGCATATACCATGCCTATAGCTCTCGTATCGTCATCGGCTACCCCTAAAGCGGTTCTTTGTACTAGTGTAGAGTCTACCTCATTTGTTATGGTTAAATCAGAGCTTACAGAGTTATCCTCATAAACATCAACATTATACACACTAGCAGTTCCCATAAAGTCCCCAGCGGAGTCCTTAAACTTAGAAGAGATAGTAATAGTTCTATTAGAGGCAGCAGCATTCTTACTCCACTCAGGGGTAAGAATGAAAGCTCTAGTATAATTACTCCACCAAGCAGCAGCATCAGGGTTATTATCCCAAACCGTGGTACTTACACCTAATGCCTCAGAGTCTGTCATCGTAGTACTTAAATCTACGGAGCTAAAAGTAGTAATAGAACTAGAGTTTGTACCTAAAGATTCATAAGTAGAAGATGGGGTAGCAGATCCACAGAAGGCTTTAGCAAATCCTCTATTGATGATCTCTAGTCCTGCACCCGAACCCTCAAACTGTAAATTATCTAAACGCAAAGAGCCTAACTCACCGCTAGTAGCCACCTCAACAATGATAGGGAAACGAATAGTATTAGGAAGGGCACTTACTACATCTTCTAGAGACCCAAATACTTTTTTATTATCAATACCACAATCAGAAACCGTAAGCATCATCCCCTGTACAGAGGAGGTGGGGTATCCCGCCATCTCAAACATAAGGTCATCCCGTTCTTCTAAATCATAGATGGGCAGATTGTCTTGCTCCCAGTTATAGAAAGAACTAGAATCAAATTTATAAACAGGATCAGTCCATGTATTAGCCAGTTGTGCGGTTCCTGACGCTAAGTATAAATCATTTGGTAGAAAAGGCATTTTAAAAATTTAAGGTCCATTTGAAAACTAATGCAAAATCACTAGTTTTTGAAATATTTGTAAAGGGTCTATACGCTACTAAATTAGAACGATAAGGATCTAACCCAATAGGGTTCTGCATAAAGAGCCCTATTTCGTTTAGTATTTGAGAATTACAAGTATCTCGGTCTAAGTATATTATATAGGTAACAGAGTTACGGTCTACTCTTTTAATAGAATTATCTGTTAAAAGCCCAAAGAACCAACTATCTCCAAAGCTCCCATCAACGGTACTTTTAGCAGTACCATCCCAATCCATTAACTCTTGTACTGTAAGCCCTATCCCAGACTCCGTACCTGAATAGTCTGTGCCTCCATTAACTTGGCCTAACGCAGACACTAAACTAACTTGATCGACTCCATAAGTAGTTAATACCGTATCTCCCTGCACCCCTAATTGAAAGTATCTGATTTGAAAATTTGTTATATCGGTAGCACCTGATCCTGCATAAAGCAACCCTAACCCTACTCCCATGCCAGAGGTGATCGTATTATCTTCATCAAATACTAAAGCCTCCTCTCCATTAGGGTAGATTTTCCAAATCTCTAAGTGACCCTTAGGGTCAAGTGTTTCTACGTTTTTCATATTTCTATCACCTACTTCCTCTGGGGTCTAACGCTGGATTTCCCCCACCTGTGTACACCCTATCAGGGTAATTAGATACCCCTAAAAACCCTATAGACCAGTGAATTATTATAGAAAACTCTTCCTCTTTAGAAATAGCATTGAATTTTTTATAAGCAATTAATAAAGGAGAATCCTCATTTAATCCCCTCGGGTTTTTTATATATAATCCTACCTCAGTAATATCTTTTCCATTCCCACTCTTCTCATCTAAAACAATCTCCGACTCAAAAGAATCCATATACCATTTAGTTACTCTGGTAGCTTGCAATCTTCCAAAGTAATCGTCCGTACCTGAGTAAATGGTAGAAGAGAAAGTAGCACTTGTTAAAAACAACTCAGAATAGTTTCTTCCATAATCTGCTGTTGAAGCAACAAAACACCTGTACCGTTCAACAACAGGTATTTCAGTATCTTCCCCATACTCTTCCCAATCAAAAGCAGAAGATAGTTTAAAAAATACAGCCGATGCACTATCAGTTATATCATAATCCACAGTACTTGTTCCTACTTGAAAGTAGCGCGGAGCATAATCTTTAATAACGTCAGACCCTTTCCCTTCCAAAAGATCCGCTAAAGAAGACCCTAAACCTGCGGTAATTAAATTTTCTCTATCTAAAACTACCTCTTTAGTTCCGTCTTTAAATATTTTACAAACTGTAATATGACCACTAATCATGTTTAGACCTCAAATCAATAGTCCATCTAATCGTTAAATAATTTTCAGATTGTATACCTTGGATTGTCGAAAAATCTTTTCTACTAGTTAAATTCTCAGTAAAAGTTTTTTTTGCGAATAATCTATATTCACGATCATTATCTCCCAAAGTTGTAGTAGGTTGCCACTCCCAAGGAGGAGAAGAGTTTTTCATGGATTCTTTAACATTAGTAGTCCATAATCCAATATGATGTAATCCTCCAAACATATTAAACATATTTAAATCATCATAATGTAGTTTAGTAGTCATTTGAATTCTAGGGTCAGTAACAAAATCAATCGGATTCCTTAACTCACCCACCCCAGATAACCAAGCTGTTCCAGTCCATTTAGTAGGGTCCCCAGGCCAAGTACTATAAAGAGCTTCAGCCTCGGCATAAGTAGGACACCTAATAAACCCCCTGGCATCTACATTTCCTTGCCCATCGTAGTTCATGCTGCTCATCCCATTATAACTTCTTGTACTTCCAATCCCCCCCTCACTACAAACTACATTAAGCCCAGGTTCATTTCTAAAATCCCCTTCTAGTGAAGATACCGCAGCTACAATAATATCCACTTCGTTCTGCGCGTACTCATTTCCTGCGTTAAACCCTGGGCAATATGCCCCTACCACATAACCAGAAGCAGCGTTTTCTCCAGATACATTCCATGCTAATCTATTTTCAAACTGCCCAAAAGAAACAGCCCCGTCAGCACTTACATTAACATAAGCACTATTTCCTGGCTCTAATCTTGTATCTAAAGGATCTGGATAAGAAGGTAGATAAATAGGAGGTTCATAAGAAGTATCATCACTTCCTGGAATACTGGCTGACACCCATAAAGATCTAATTACCTGATTACCCGATACAGTTCTATCAGGATTAACCCAAGAAGTTGGATCATTAATAGCATCAGAAGTTACATAATACGCAGTTGCTCCAACAAGAGGAGGAGCTATATCAGTACAGCAAGTTTCTGCATATACTGGATTATTACCTAAGTTCTTATTAGAAGTACCAAAGCTAATAGCATTTATACGCCAGTTAGAAGTATCCATAACTCTAGGCTCAATACCTAAAGTACTAGAGGGGACAGTAAGCATATCTACAATACTTTCTCCTGCTCCATCTACAACTAAGTTATCTTCTGAAGCAATTAATTCAGAAGTCCCGTCATGGGCTATAGCAAAAACCTCTACCTTACCCCTCATGAATATCCACCTCCGTTAATTGGTCGGCTGCGAACACATCAACCACATTTCCAGTTGATACCACATTAGGATACATTTCATAATTAGATCGGTAATTTAATCTCGATCCCCCACTCGCTTCCATAACTCCAGAAGTAGTAGTAGCATTTCTACTAGCAATTCCAGTTTGTAAATCTTTAAAGAACCTAAATACAGCTTTTAAATCACTTTTATCTAACTCAATATTTCCATACTGTGTTTCAATCACCGCATAATCCTCTTTATTAGTTAAGTCCGTAATAGAGATCTTTTCAAATACTATAAACTTTGTATCATCACCTGTCATAGTGAAGAACTCTAAAACATATTTTTGATCAGTTCTATGAATTTTTCCAAAAGTATCTTTATACCTATCAGGGGGGACGGCACCCTTATTATTATAGGTACTAAACTTAAACTCAAACTCTTCTCTAGTATCCTTCCCTATTTTTATAATAGTTTGAGGGCTAGTTCCTAAAGTAACTGAAGGTAATAACGCTTCATAGCAATGAATCCCTTCATTATTCAAAACCACATTAGGATTAAACTCTGCATGCTCTGCTTCTTTTATAGGAAAGGTAAAGGTTTGAGCATATGATTTTATGGTATTAATACCCTTAGAGTGCAAATCAGATACAGGTATTTGTACCCAGGAATCATAATATAATCCACACTCATCATACACTCCGTTAGGATCAAATATCCAAACTTTTCCGTCTTCAGGCTCCGTCCTTAGAGTATACCCTAGAGTTTGACCACCAATAATTACAGAATTTAAATCACTGTTATGAGCGGTAAGTTTAACTGAATATCTATGATTAGGCTCTAACAAATTTCTAGCTTTGTTAGTTGAATCACTATTATCTATTCTAACTCTTACTCTCGGGAAGAGGCTATTATCAGAAGATCTATGGTATTTAATAATAGGATTATTTACTAAATACTTATTATAATCGAACTCATTAACTTGAGATCTAGACCACTTAAATATAGAAAAGATTGGGTGCTGTTTAAACACGGTAGGAGCAGAGGTATCCACTAACTCTATAGAACTTACTAAATGTCTGTTATAAAATTCTGGGCTGTTTAAATACACATCTGCTGCTCCAGAAGCAGCCGAAGTCCCAAGCTGATGGTCTCCAAACATCCCTGATATACTAAGGATACCACTCCCTCCATAGTAAGAAATATCTACCTCATTTAAAGGAGAACTGGTTTGGAGGAAAGAGCTTACTTCTATCGCAGAACCATCTGTATCAAAATTAGCATTATAAATTAAAGGACTATATGTATGGGAGAATATATTAGGACCTCCAGATAACCTACTATAATTATCAGACATAGGGTGAGAACCATAAACAGAATTGTAAGTATTATACAACCTATTAACCATTTGTCCAAATTTAAAATGTTCATAATAAGAAAGGCTCTCATCGGATCCTTCATTATTAATCAACTGATTTGCTATAGATTTCACCACACTAATGGTCCAACCAGATCTCGCACCTTCCGCATACCAAGAGCTTAAATCGTTAGGAGCTAATAAGGAACTGCTGGCAGTCCAATCCCTATTAATGTACCCATCATCATTATAATACCCAGATACAATAGAGCTTGCTTGTAAAAACTTTTCTTTATCATGCATTTTATTCATTACATACATGATATCATCTAACTGTCCTCTTCTTCCATAAGTTTGGCAAGAAGAGGATTGTAAGTTTAAGTTTGCTCTAGATGCAAAAGTATTACTGATATCATAACCAAACATAGAGCTTGGTGAAGTTAGATTTTGACATATATCCCAAACAGGATGAACATTGAATAATCTACGACCTATACCATAACCATTACGGTTTGGGATTGTATTAACAGGTTGAAAGTCTTGAGAAGATGGTACAAACCCTAAAGGGATATACCCAATAGCTGATGTATAATAAGAGTTTGAAAGAGTTAATGAGCCTGGATTATTTCTTCCTATTCTCGTAAACATCTTAGTCTCTGGTAAGAGATTATGATAATTTCTTCTTCGTAAAGAGTTTCTATTAACTGAATCTAAAGGTTGAAAGGTATTACCAGAGAGTAAGAAATCATGGGTATCCTCCACTTGACCTCGTTTAAAGCGATTAGGGAGGAGACCATTAGTAGTTGCCATAGCAGCCATATCTACCGCACTAACTGCAAATCCAGTTGTAACAGTAGAAGATCCTTCATAGAGATCATAAAAATTCGGTCGTAGTTCTCTACAATCATTATCCGCTATCGCATCCATACCATCTATAACACTGGATAGAGATAGAATAACTTCAGGAATGGCGTGAGCAGGGACCACTTGATCCAAGATTTTAAGCATCTGTGAGAGACCGTAATGGGTATTGTAACTTAATAAGTGAGACCCCCAATCAAAACTACTAGCATCAAACATCATCAAGAAGTGAGAAGATTTTCCATTCCACAGACTAAGAAGACTAACAGGATCAGGAGTTTTATCCTTGGTAGCTTCCTTAATAATTACATCATAATTGGGAGGATAAGTAGGATCAGTCCCAAACATAAGGAAAGCGTTTAAAATTCTAGTAGTATCCACCGTCTCAGTGGTATATTCTCTGATGTATTTTACAACTGATGCAGTAAATGTTTTATCTACTCCGTAACACTGTAAGTAATAAGCCACCCTTTCAACTAATTTATTACTAACCATACAGTCCGTATAGTACTGCCTTTTCTCATATGGAGGAATATAAAACTCTCTGCCTCTATACTGGAAAACAAACCTAGGATCGTATTGAAGCTTTATTGTAATAGAATCCTCTGTTTCTACCTCTCCAGTTCTATAAACTCTTCTTCCATCATCATAATCAATATAATGATAAGGACCTTCCCACACAGCTATATCAGGCTCTAGTCCTAAAAGCCAATCTATTTTCTGGGCATCAATAGGATAAACAAAAGCTAATGTTGGAAAAGGCTTTCCTCCCAACATAAACTGATCTGGGAATTCCCTAACGAGATTAAAGAGAATAGTATCAACAGCGTACTTTACATTAACATCCATACTACTAGAAGAATAGTCTAGAATTCCTAACTGTTGGGCAACTTCTGGAGTATAAGTTTTAAAGTTTTTAAATGCAGCAGAACTTGTAGCTAAAGAATAGTAAAGAAGGTCTGGTAAGTAAGACTCCCAAAGCTCTTGGATATGGGCATCAACATTGTATACATCAGTCCCAAAAAGAAGATCTAATAAAATTTGAATAGACTTCTTAGTTCCTTTAGCTTTATAAATAGAGACCGCATTTCTAAGTTGAACTCTCCACTTATCAACATCTGCACCGATCATACGCCAACCAATCAACTCACCTAAAAGCTCTAAAAACTCGTCTGGACATTTTCCTATATCATAAAGAACCCCAAGTTCATTCCCCTCATTTGTTCTATCTGCCAAGCTAAAGGAAGTACCTTCCAAAAATCTAGTAAACGGTCCTACATTTTGAACATCGGTTATTTTAGCCTCTGTATTAATATAAGTATTAAAAGCATCCTCCACCTTTTGGTCTGGGCTGTTGAGGTAGTGTGGAGAATAAATAATACTATTTAAAGTTTTAAGGTTGTCTAATAACTGCGTACCGCTAGTCCATGTACCAGCACTCATCTCGACAGAAGACAAATAAGAAGTAGGAACAATATCGTCAATCCCCCACCATTGCTTATTTCTCCATAAGTATTCTTGATAAATGTTTATGGTATCTTCTAGAACAATAGATCTTCCTTTCCATAGATTAGTAGTGATTAATTCAGCTACTGCGTTGGAGGGATCAAAACCGTTAGTAGGACCTTCTCTATTTAAAAAGAACAACCACCCTAAATTATCAGCTAAAAACTTATAAGTACCAGAAGAATCATTTGCGTATGCGCTTGCTGTAAGAGTGGCTAAGTTTTGAACCCCTACATCAACAGGGATTGTTGGAAGAAAGGTTCCACTAATATAATCTAAAAACTCCCCACTAGAGGAATAGGCTTTATAACTCTTTGTTAGGGGAAGTAAGAAATATCTTTCAAAATCATCAGGAGATATAGTAGCAGGGTTTTGATCTTTAAAGAAATAAGAAGCAAATCCTGATGGTGTATTTATCGCAGATAAATAAGTGTCATCCGTTAAGGAGGAAAGAGGAAGGATAGTAGCCTGATGAGCATTAGCAACTAAGTGGCTATTTATAACTTGATTAACAAAACCAATATGCTCCCCACTCAGGGTCTGCTCATCACTAAAATAAAAAGACGGAATAATCTTTTTTATAGCTTCTAAATAGTTCTGTTTAAAATAAGTTTGTGCTTTTTTAGTCTGCTCTACATTATCCTTAGCTGAAACTACAGCTACAATCTCAGGAACAGGCTGATCCAGACTGTTAAACTTAGAGCTTTTTACATATCTTCTTGACATTACACCAGAACTGTATTAATTGTAAAATTATTTAATTGAATAATCTCATTAAACTCCACATCAATCACCTGGGGAACATTATCTACGGTAGAATATCGAACTTGAGGCAACGCAAAAATATCTCTATTAAGCTCCATAGCTACAAAAGGTTTTCCAAAATCAAAATTATCCGTATTAAAATGTTCTAAAATTACTGTGGATACTTGTTGTTGAATATCACCTTCTATAGGCTCTAAATCTTTATCTATTCTGATAGTTACCACCAAATCTAAAGTTCTAATAAGACCGTCTACTACTACAACCTCATCAGTTAACATTTTTTTAGGTTCAATCTCTTCTAATAATTCTTTCTTAAAAGAAGTAGATGCCTTTTGCAAAGTAATAGGCGTATCTCTTTCCAGAGTATAAACATCAATCACATTCGCTGAGGAGAAAGCATCTCTTACTACAGCAGTTGTTTTTCCTATAGTCCCCTGCTTTGATCTAAAAGTATTACCTATAGCAATATAATCTTCTAGTGTAACCACACGATCCTGTCTTTTAAAAGTATAAGGAGCATACTTTTTAGCATGTTCAGAAGTTTCAGCATTAGCTCCACCAGTAGCCGCTGTTCTATTCTCGGTAACAGCATTAAAAACCCGATCATCAGCACCAACAATAGTAGTATTAACATTGATAGCTGATTGAATAGTATTACCTCTGGGTCCTCCCCCTACACGATAAAGAATTGTAAAGGTAGACCCTTGAGGAGGGGAAAGCCCTAATGCGTTATCCCCAAATACAACAGTGGCAGCATAGCTGTCATTATAAACTACTTGGAAAAGTTTATCATCTCCACCAGATGCTGAATACAGTCTTTCTACTTGTTTATAAGCCCCTGTTGCTATATGACCATCACCAGCGTTAACATAGACTTGTACACTTCCATCAATGATAGGGCTGTCTAATAAAGGTATTGTTTTATTAGATTCTAAAGTATCAAAAGTCCCTTGCTGTCTATTAAGAGATCCTTCTAGAAAGGCCACATTAGTAAACACACTACTCAAAGCGTTATCAGCTTCACTTCCTTCAAAATAAATCATACCATCACTATTTTGAATATCTTGAATAGCATTATCTACTACTTTATAAATAGTATAATTAGCAGGCTCCCCATCTTCTTTAGAGGTTATAGAAAATACTCTGGATCCTGTATTATAATGTAAAGGAAAATTAGCTACATCTGGATCTGAATCTAAAGTAAGTTTACCCCCCGCAGCAGCCGCAAGAGGACCTTTCATGGATACTCCTACTAACTCTAAAAGCTTTTTTAAATTGTGTCTATTCTTTACAGTACGCAAATAATTTTCATTAGCAAGCATGTCTGCTTTTAAAGAGGTAACTGCTCCCATATAGGATACTATCTCAATAAGCATCATACCCAAATCTGATTCAGAAAAGTTTTGATAATCTTCAGGGTATACAGATTTAATATATTCTATTAAATCTGCTCTAATAGAGTAAAAATCATTACCTGCATAATCAATAAAGTCTTGCTTTTTTCTATCTGGGATAGCACCCAACTTCATAAAGTCTGTAGTAGTTGTTCCTGAAAAAATCATCCTAATCTAACCTCAACATCAAATATATCTAAAGACTCATCCAAAAGCTGGAGAGTTAATTCTACTCGTAAAGTATGGTTTTCTATTTCTCTATCGTCACTACTAATTGTTAAGACTAAAGGTTTCGCTATAGAAAAATAAGTAGATAATGTTAACAAAATATCTCTTCTTATTAAATTAAAAGTAGTTTCATCTAATGGCTCAAATACATATCTTCTTAAGTCTAGCCCAAACTCAGGAAGCATTACTCTTTCTCCCTTTTGAGTAAGAAGTAATTGTCGTAAATTGTTTCTAATTAACTCTACACCATATGCCTTACTAAAATAATTAGACTGTGAGGTATTTTTCGGAGGTACTCCAGGGGGTACAGTATTATCTAAAGGCTCTATTAAAGGATACGAGAACCCCGCTCTGCGCTTACGCTCAGATGCTATACTCTTTTTTACAGAAAGAGATACAGGAACTCCATAAGTGTTATGTATAGTAGTAGTAGCCATTAGGTTTTAAGATTCTCAAAGAACCCTTTTTGTCCATTATAATTTTTTAGAACTTCATTAGAAGCTATTGCTTTATTATATAGTTTAAAACTACCTAAGAACCCATACAGACCACTTTTTCTACCACCCCATCTACCGCCCATAAAATTCATACCGTTTGTCACTCCTGGAGTATAGGTAGATAATTCCCTACAGTGCATACCATCCGTATAGCCTCCTCCAATAATCCACGGAGTAATAGGAGGAGAACCTCCCCTACCCCTGAATTGGGGACCATTCCAATACCAAAAATCATTGGAGCCTAAACTATTAGGTGGGAAGAAGGGCGCGTTTTTAGGTAAAGTACCTTCAAAAGTATCCGTATACTGGAAAGAACTCGTATCAATTAGACTAGGTATATTTGGAGAAGTAGCTATTCCAAAAGTAGCCTGGATACTTTGAGACTTCATTAAAACTCCGTTTAGATAAATACTTACTAAATCCCTACTATAATCAATAGTAGTCGTTGCTAAACAGAATTTAGAAGAGACATCATTAAATTTAATCCCGCTCACAGCAGTTGAAGTATCTATCGTTATACCATAGAAACCAGATGCTCCTGCATAATCATGAGGGCAATTCCCTTCATCAGCAGATGCATTTAAGAAAGTTACCCCACTTGTGTTTACTGATTGAGTAGGGGCCATGTAAAAAACAAGACCACTATCAATACTATTATCACTGGGGTTATTGCTAGGTGGAGCCCCTTGCGTTAATCTTCTATCTCTAGAGAACCCCATAAGCAGTCCTTTAACCGCAGTATCGCCGTTAGCAGGACCCACAATCCACTTGTCGTCAACGGAGGATAAGGTCCCTCCTCTGTTCTCACACCCTAAGATCACCCTATGCAGGGCTGATACCTCACTATCCGTATTCCATCCCTTACTATTTGCATCTGCTAAATCAGGCACATGAACCCAGGATTCAATTGTAGCTCCTCCACTAGCATACAAAAGACTATCAATATCATTCCAACCTCCCTCCAGACGAGCATAACTATAAGGTCTATAAGGGCTTAAAAGATACTCATCATTAGAAGTATAACTAGAGACTTTGGGGTTTCCGTCCCCATCTGTACCAGAGAATAGATTACAAACTCCTCTAAAATAAGGAAGACCTATTCCCGAAGGGAAAGTGCTATCAATAGAAGATGCTACTAATTGGGCAGCTTTCTCACTAGAAGAACTAGTAGTACAGTTAAGAACTTTATATTTTGTAGAATTAGGATTAACTAAATCAGTATCTAAGAAATTATAAATAGCTACTAATTTATCAGTTGTAATATGATCATTTAATGATAACACAGTTCCACTCGTACCCGACTCTAAATCTTTATCAGTATTAATAATTCCCCCCACTCCCACAGGAGCCACCATTAATTCCTCTACTGTAAACTCATCTTGGGGTACATCACTTTTTATATACTCAGGGCATAACGGAAGTACAATACCTGATACTTCATCAGGTTGAAACATTATTCTTTCTTGTAAGCCTAATTGAGCTTTTATCTTACTCTTATCTAAGGATTTTAAATTATTAATAGGGATCTGACCCATAATGGCAGGGTTATCATCGGGTGATAATATAACATGGATCTCAATTTGCTTCTTTCTTTTATTAATCTTATTATCATGAGAACTGATTTTAGAATATAATACTTGTCTTTGGTTAATTAAAAGTGCTGAATCTTCTCCATATCCCTCAGTCTGATAATCAGTGATTAGTGTAGACAGATCATATACTTCTCTATTTCTCTGTCCAATTAAAACTTGTAAAAAATGATCATCATCATAGAACTCTTGGATGCTAGGGTCTTCACTTATGGTTTCCATATCAAAAACCGTATCTACCCACTGGTTAAAAGTGTTCCAAGATATTGATTTTCCTTTTCCTCCTAAGTTTGGATTGTACTGTAGCATCCATTTAACTGCTTGAGAAGGAACCCCTCTTCCTAAGATAGGCCCAGAAGAATCAAAATAAACCGCACTTACTATATTAGTAATACACCCTTCATAATCTAAACCTCCTCCATAAGAATCATAATAAATACCTGTTCTAGAAAATAAGAACTGGCCTTTTTTAGCAACAGGGGGTCCTATACCGCTGGTATTAATAATTGATTTAGTAGTGTCTGCTTCTGTTCCGCTTAAAGACGTAGGGATAATCCACTCCCCTGTTTCGGGATCCCTTTGTAATCCTGTGGCAATGTCAAAGGTAGTAGAGTCTCCTACTACCTCACTTAGTGTAGAACCATCATAAATACTATTGGGATCGTCTAAAACTACATCCCCATTAAAAACAGGTTCTGGGTGGTTTAAAGGATCAGCTAATCTAGCTTGCTTCACTTCAGCAATAGCATTTAGCTGGCTGGCACATTTATCAGAAAAGGCTACGGCTCTTTCTAAAGTATCTTTATGCTTATCATAAACAAGACTAGCTGCTTCCGTAGCAGGAGGGGGAGCAAAATACGATATAGGCTCTCCAGTAATGGGGTCTGTCCCATCAAAACCTACAAAGGTAGAGGCTGCTCCTGCGGGACCATTTTGAAGAGCTTCATAAGTCTTCATCTGATCTATACAGGTTTTAATATCTGTATAGCTATTTACTAAACCTTCTCCAATTAACCATGCTTCTGCTCCAAAACCTATAATCTTACCTAAACCAGCTAAATCTCCCAAACCTTGAAGAGCATTTTCTTCTACACCTACCCCAGAAGATTTAGATACAAATACAAATTTACCTTTATCTGTGTCATACTCCATAATCCCCGTATCAATAAATATAGCTCTAAGAATATCTTTATATACAGAATCGGCTTGATCTTTCCCCGCTTGAATACCCCCTCCTATATCATCTAAAATAGAACCAGGAAACATACTCAACACATCTTTAGTTAAACTTAAAAGACACGCAGGTACTCCGTGTTGGATTGCCATAGCATCCAATATAGGAGTAGGCGATGTAGTAATAATCGCCGCCAATTTGCTCATATCAAGTGTTGCCATAATTCTTACCTTTTATAATACTGGAGCAGTGTCGGGATCATTGAGTCTAACATCTGGTCCACCATCTATATATACGGTATCTGAACCATTAATATCTATGATGGGAGCGTTTAACTCAATCTCCGTGTCACTTTGTAAAGTAATTTTTTGTTCTGCTACTATATCTACTGTTCCTCCAGTATTTATAATTACTTTAGTGTTTGTTCCTGGAGCGTTTACACGGATTACAGAATCATCTGCTTCTCCCTCAATGATAATGTTATTATGTTGAGAGCGAATTTCTACGCATCCATACCCCTCATGTCCTAAATCTACAATTCTTGCACGGGCTCCAGGTTGGGTGTTAGTTACTTTTGTTTGAGAGCTATTTCCAGCATTATCCTTGTCACTTAAATTTCCATATGCTAAGTTTTCAAGTCGTATATTATAACCCTCTTGGACCCAGAAGTGCATCCCATTAGCCATAGTATACATATTCACAGGTCCATGAGTACGCATATGCCACTCACCTTTAGAAAACGGACTCTGTGGTGAATTACCTGTGCTAAATATAAAATACTCTTTACCCTGCGTAGCTGGGTCCATAACGATACCCTCCACAATAGGACTGTCTACGCACTTTACTGTTTTCCCCTTTCCACTTTGTATCTGAACCCTATGATCTTGATAAGCCCCTACAGCATCATTATCTCTACTTCTAGATGATAATAACATATTACTATTAAAAACATCAACCATGCCGTACTGCTCAGGAACAATCCCTTTAGCATTATACATATCTCTAAAAGCATTAGGGAAAGCCCAATCCTCTTTCACAAAAGGGACTTCTCCAGGAGCTAAAGGGGGACCTGCAATTCCTGGGTCTGTCTTAGGTACATACTCTTTTCCAGCGATTGAGTCAGCGACTCCCCCGCCAGCAAGACCAAAATCGTCCTCGACTGTAGGTACTCGATCATTTAAGCCAGGGATATTCCCCATTACAGATCCTAAATAATACCACCCTTTTGCTACTGTCGTATCATCGTTTTTTCCAGAAGCACGGGCACAAAGCACCGTACTGCCTGGAGTGGGAATACCTATAAATCCTGAGTGCTTACTTCCAAAAGGAGAAACATATTGCACAATCTCAGGCTTTCCTTGTGCTGGCTCCTCTTTCTTTGCTAGATCAAAAAGAACCGTAAAGGTGCCGTTATTAGCCAACGAAGTATTTTCGTCTACTGTTCCTATTCTTAGTTCCATTAGTTTATAAATCCTCCTGTAGATAAAGGTTTAGCCACTGCAAACTCAGAATAAACCCCACCCTTTGTTATAGTATGCTTAAACCCGTTTAACAGATATATTCCTGAAAACCAAGTAGCAGTAGGAGGGGGAGATTTTGAATCCGTACCAAAAAACTTAGGTTCTATCCCTAACACTACCGCTTCTCTAGCCACTGCTCTTCTTGCAGTTGATAAATGAAACATTGGAACAGTTTTAATAGTTCCTAAGTAACTTTCCCTGGAAAGTATATCTGCTATACCAATATGGTTATTAAGCATTTGTTTAATTGGATTAACTCCCCTTAGCCTTAAACTTGATCTAGGAACATCTCCTTGAGTTAAAGAACAAAAAGCACTCCATAAGTAGAATACAAAATCCTCCTTACCCTCAAATTCTCGGTCTAAAGTATACTCAGGGGCTAGTATAGCCAACACTTCGTCTAAGTCTGAGGATTGGAGCAAAGTACCTCCTGTACTACCTTTCTTCTCTTCCCAAAACTTAGTAGCAATATCTACAAAATCTATAGGTACTCCGTCTTTATTAACAGGCCCTGTAAAAGTAACAGTTTGAAACTCTGTAGCCATAGAAAGTAAATTACAAGCGTCTTCACACTCTTGAGCATTCGGTGCTAAGATAGCAGTTGTAACACCAAAGGCTGGATCAACAATATAATTACATGTACCTAATAATTTAGTATATTGTTTATTTATATCCATATTAAAATTTAAAATATTAGGATTTTTTGTACCAAAAGAAAATATAGGCATTCTACTAAATCTATTGGGTTGTTCTTTTTTTATAGTTTCATATGCTGTTGAGTCTAGGTTAGTGTCCCCTGGCAAGAAATTCTCTATATTCTCATTTGCTGTTGGACCAAACGGGCCTAACCACGGAATTGGCATTTCTATCTCATATAACTCTTTCATCAAGTTCATATGATACCCATCTTCAATATCAAAATCATGTAAAACAGATGTTACATTAGCGGTATAGTCGTAAGTATCATCCGTAGGAGGAGGAGTATCTTCATAGAATCTTCCTTCTAAAACATATCTAATAGTATTCTGTTCTCCGAAAATTAAAGCAGGTTTAGTTCCATCTTTTATTAAACCATAGCCTTCCAATACTCTAAGAACATTATAATCCGTTTCATAAAACCACCCCACAGTAAAAGGTTTAGCCTCACCATAAGTATTTGCTATTGTATTGGTGAGCTTCTCCCCAACGGAGGTGAGCTTATCTTTTACCGTATCATAAAGTCCATTAGTGCTTAATTCACATCTAAAATCTCTATCCTCTAGCCAGTCTAAAACTGACTCAGGGGATGCAGGAGTACCTAGTTTTTTAGGATTACTTATAACACCTCTAAGTGCTGGTCTATTAGGATTCCACACAACAACATCATCCACTTGACGCTCTAAGGCATTAAATATAGAATCCCCCATTCTACCTTTATAGCTATTACGACTACAAGACATTGTAAAACCCAACCCCTCTAATGCTTCTTTAGTGGCTTCTATATTCCAAACATTATCTCCTACTATTTGTTCAGTATCGTTTGTATAATTTTTATCTGCATTACTACTTTTAACAGATTCATATTCTTGTTTATAGTAATTAGCTAATAATTTATCTAAATTAGGAAATAAGACCAAAACATTCCTACTATTAGTAGAACTTTGAAGAAAACTTTTCAAAGTATCCGTTATTATTTTATGAAGACTAGGCTTCCATACAGCACGGGCTATACCAGCACTTGGAAGGGCAGCGTCTGCTAAATCTGGGTAATCCAGTAATAATTGTTCATGAGCATCTTTACTAAATATTCGTCTAGAGGTTCCATTAAAAACAGCCCCCAAACCCAAAGAACCTAAAGGCAAGATCCCCATTGGAGTTAAATTAGGGTGTTCTTCTCCCTCACCTCCATATATCAACTTCATAGTTCTTCCTTTAGTAGCATCAAAAGAGAACTCAACCATAGTAACTTGATTAAAACACATTGGAGGACACCAATCCCTTAAGTCATCACCAACACCGTAGGTTATCCAAATAGACTGGTTCAAAGTGCCATTATAAGCGTCTATTTGTTTCTGTATCAGGGCTACCTCCTTCTTCCCATCATACTCCTCAAGATCTTTTACCTCCTTTCTTAAAGTATCTATCCTTGCCTGGACCCACGCATTATCTGTCTTATTCTTTAATAACTCCGCATAGCCCTCTACAGGATTACCCGTCTTTATCCACCACGCCTCATCTTTCCTCTGCTCCGCTTCCCACAACGCCCAGTCATCCAACTCCTCTTGTATTTCTGGGTTCCTATTGTTCCAACTTTTAGTTAGTGTATTCCAGGTTTGACCCTCGGCGTTGGTCGGAGGAGTGAGTCCATAATAGGAAGCATTAGCCATCTCATCTGTGAAAGCATCCCACTTTTGTTTAAGTAGATACTGCTCATTCTTATTAGCGGCTAGTTCAAACACATCCAGTTCTTCCCTTTTCTTCTCTAAAGCTTGTGCTACTAAATCATCATTAGGATCTAATAAAGTATGTGGGTTAAAATTTAATCTATCATCAAATATCCCTTTAGGATCAATAAACTCTATTTCAACTCTTGGGTAGTTCCCCTCTCCTCCTCCTGCGCTATCATAATTAAAATCATGAGTTAAAGAAATGAAATTAGAATTAGGAGAGTTACTAAAAACTTGTACATCTTCATCTTCTAACCGCTTAAACATCTCTAAAGATCCTGTTTCTTGAAACTTCATCATCTTCGCAGGATTATATGTCATTACAACATTAACAGTGGGGACATTCATAACTAGGGCAAAAAGATTTGATCTCCAGAGTTTAACTGTTCAAATACATCAAAAATGTTATTTACTTCACAAATTCTCCACCAAGCATTGGGGGTATTGTAAAATAAATTAGAAATTAAATCAGGTCTATGTTCAAACCCATAAGGGATATTACCTGTTCTATGACCTCTTAAAGCAGCAGGGTTAGTCCCACAAAACAACCTCTCATAAGGTTTACTTCCCACTGTCGTAGATATTACTTTTCCTTTATGTCGGATCAAGATAGTATTAATTTTAGATAATTGTTTTTTTCTATTACGCATTAGTTTGTAAGCTCCCCTGGATCAATAGAGTTAGGTTCAGCAATAACGGATTCCCATCCTGTAATGTTGTCTCTTTTAATCATCACTCCTTTCTCATAATGACCAAAATCTCCAACTCTTACTTCGTTTAATTCTACACTAATTTTTACTCTGTTAGGGGTTAGAGTGTACAGATCATAACCTGCTTCTTCTTCCCACCCTATATTATAGTTTTTAACAATACAAGGAATGTCTTGATATAATGATCCAAAATTTAATCTTACCAAAGGAGGTCCTTCAATAGGGTTCTTCGCATTATTAAGAATAGAGCTTCTAAACATAGCAACAAAGAATACTAAGGTATCAATAACTTCAACATTTCCCATCCCTTTAATAAACTCCTGTTCGGGAAGTTTAGTGGTTGGAATAAAAATAGGAGTACCTCCCACAAAAGTTACCGTTCCCTCCTGTTCAATAGGATCCCCCCTAGATTCTCTTATATTATAATACTCTTTTCCTAAAGCAGTAGCAATGGAGGTAGTAGTAGTTAATTTAGGTAAAGATTGTTGCATATTAGAAAACTGAAAAAACTGAGCTTTCCAATACTCCTCTCCTGTATTATTAAAAATTCTTAAATACTTTTCAATACCCATAGGAAAATTCTGTAAATGAGGAATGGTATAGAATAGATCTAATTTAATTTTTCTAGATTTAGTTCCCGTATAAACATACATAGAACCCGCTCTTGCTAGAGGGTTATACTCCACATAATTAGCTGTAGCACTTTCTGTAATTTTAGGATTTTCAAAAAAGGGAATATTTAATACAGTATCCCCATCAGGATATACAAAAGTTAATTTACCCCTTTCTAATAGTCTATTATCTGGTTGATCTCCAATTCTCATTTATCCTGGACTCCTACCATTACGATCTCTAGGTCTAGTCTCGGGTGCAGATTGACCTTGGGCTCTCTGAGCATTAGCAGTCTCTCTCTGCGCGTTAGCTACCTCAAGTGTGTCCCGTTGTTCTTTTGCCTCAGTTAGGGCTTCCGATAATTTAGTATTCATAGCGGCTAATTGATCTTGAGTCTGCTTATTCCGTAATACTGTTTCAGCATGAGCAGCCTGTCTAAGTTCTTGAATGTTTATGGGTTCCCTATCAAGAGATACTCTTAGAGTAGGCCCTTCAGCATATGTTGAAATTGCTTCTTCACCTCCTCCTCCTCCTCCTCCTCCTCCTAAAATCGCGGGGCGATTGTCCCACATCTCCTGTATGGTTTCTCCTAACCAATTAATAACCCACATCAGCCCTTGAATTGCTTTACCTAATAAAATTAAAGGTGCAGCAATAACCATTATTGCAGCTACAAGAACTCCCCCTACTGCCCATCCAATAACCCTACCTATGCCATGTAGAATATCTCCTAACCATTTAAAATTCTTACCTAATCCTCCAAATGATTTTTTTAAAGAAGCCCACATGTTACCTATCCTCGCCCACTCTGGCACCAAATCATCAAACTTAGTAATTAAACTCTTTAACCAACCCCAAACATCTTTAAGGCCATTAATAATTCCAGGACCGAGGAGCAGTAGTGCCGTTATTAACCATCCTATAGGACCTGTTAACTTAGTAACGGCGTGACCCAAGAACCTAGTGACTGGTAATAACTTAGAAAGAATTCCCGCCCTAGGTGCTACAGCTACGCGACCTTTCGCAGCCCCTCCAAACACCCCTCTAACTTTATCACCAAAACCCCTAAGTCCTTTTCGGGGGGGTGCGTACTTCATCGGCCATGACCCTGGCGCACCCATTTGATACTTCTTACCAGTATCCCAACCAATCCTTTTGCCTCTCCTTCCCCTAGTAATAAAAGAAGCATAATTCTTACCACTGGCTACTAACATAGCTCTAGTATTTGCTGTAATAGCCGCCATAGTCTGGTAGCCCTGCGTTATCTGCTTGACCAACAGACTATTGTTTAACTTGCTCAGAGACACAGCCGCAGTCAAAATGGCAATAAGACCTACTACAACAGAAGCGATCTCAGCCACCCAAGGCATATCCATTAGCTTATAAGCTATCTTACCAAACCAAGCAAATAATTTTTGGAAAGGGGATAAAACTCTTTCTTTAAAGTTTGACCAAGTAGCTCTAAATTCTTCACTTATCTTGTGTTGACGCTGCACTCCCTTTACATAAGCCTCTACGCTCTTACCTTGTGCTGCGGCTAATTCCACCATGCGCCGTCTAACTTGCATTAATTGAGCAACTTCTTTTCCATAAAGCTTAGTTGCTAGCTGCAACATAAAAGCAGGATCTTTAGCCCCCTTAGTCCATTGATTCGTTATCTTTTCAGCATTTTTAGAAGCTGTTAAAATTAAATCAAAGGCATTTCTATTCATATCCCCTTCCTTCCTGAGAATAGCCTCTCTCTGCTTAGTAACTCCTAGAAGTTGAGCTTGAATCATCGAGGAGCCCTTTGTAAGGGATCCCAGCAGTTGAGGACCTAGCTCTGCCATAGAAGGCCCAAGTGCAGCAGCGAGGCGCATAGAAGCCTCATTCATCTCTGCTCCTATACCCAAGGCTCCAAAGTTAACAAGCTCATCAGATAATTTACCTACAGCATTTACTAATTCGGTAGTCGTTAATCCGTATTGTTGGCTAAGTCCCATTGTAGACTCTGCAAGAACTGCCATCTCTTTAGTTGTTACTCCCAACCCCTGAGTATTTTTAACTAATTGTTTAAATACCGCTTTTTGTTGACCACCAGTAACCTTGGTATATACACCCAATTTAGTTATCTCAGTACTACTTTTTACTAAACCTACCTGTAGTTGAGAACTAACAACTTCAAGAGCATTTCCATATCCAGTAAGATGAGAATCCAAGGCTGCTGTAGTAGTTGCATACTTCTCTGCTACTTGTTGTAAAGAGAACCCTCTGGATAAACTTTCTTTTTGAAGTGTCTCCATTCTTCTTGCCATATCCATTATGGCTTTTCCAACAACATAAACACCTGTTACAACACTAGTGAGTTGTCTTGTTACATTTGTCCCAAAAGTATCTGCTTTCTTATCTCGGTTCTGTCCCCTCGTACTAAGTTTCCCACCCATACTAATTAGGTGTTCATTTTGCTGAAGCATTCGTTGTTGTATGCCTAATCCCAACTCTGACGCTCTAGAGATAGTCGCTAAAGAATCATTTAAGCTTTCAAGTTGTTCTTCACTAAATGCCATGCTACACCTTTATTGCTAACTTATAGATTTCCTTCATGCTTTCCAGCTTATAGGTCCTGAAGGAATCTTTTCCTAATATCTTAATAAGACTATTTTTTATCTTTCCATAGTAAGAAGCTCGTCTTCTCTTCTTATATAGGTTATCTAGGATAGTATCAATAATCACATCTGATTTCCCATCTAATTTGAAACAGCTTACTAATGTACCTGTTTTTCCTGGGAAGGCACCATCCCCTCTTTTACATTTAACTATCAAGACTACCCTCTGGGTTCTACTGCCAGGACCAACCCCTAGGTAATATCTAAAGATTAAAACCTCTCCAGGGGTCATACGGTCTGCGCTGGGTGGGATCTCCGTAAGTATCTTCTTACGGTCTCCTCCAACTTCTTTTAAAAAAATCTGA